GGTGTAGCAGATAGATTAAATCTTGACCCAAACCAGCTAAAAGACCTGATATGGTTTGAGTCTAAAAATGATATAGAGGCGTCTAACCCTAGATCTACCGCTATAGGTCTTATTCAGTTTACAAATGTGGCAGCAGAAGATTTAGGTTATTCTAGCTCTGCAAATATGATAGCACAAAACAGATCTTTTGAGGCACAAGTTACTTTAATGGAAGAATATCTAAGACTTAGAGCGCCTTCTGAAGGATATGTGTCTGGAAATCAACAGCAACTAAATATGGCTGTTTTTTATCCGTCTTATATGGATTCAAGTCCTACAATAATGTTCTCTCAAACGGTTCGAGAATCTAACCCTAATATAGACACTGTACAGGATTATCTTGATCTTGTAAACTATAATTCAAGTGATAGGCCCGGGCCTAAGGCAGAAGAACCAGAAACCCAAGAGGAAGAAAGTGAAGATTAAAATAGAGGTTAAGTATGGCTGACTCAGGTATGTTTTCTTTTTCCGAATTTTTAGGGAGAAATGTTTTACGTTTAGCTCCCGATGGATTTATGGCTATTAATACCCAAATAGGTTTAAGATTTGTTTCTCCGCTATCTTCTACTTCTGATAACAATGGTTACCAGTCTTTAGATGTTAGGGGAGGGGTAACGTCTATAAATATCACAGCTGCTGTAAGCCCCCCAGGGGCGAATAGAGCTAATATACAGATAGTTGCTCCGATATATAAAGGGTTGCATGAAGATTATTATTTTACGCAACCTAACGGGGTTAGGAAATGCATTATAGAGCCCATGATGGAGATAAAGGTTTATTTAAAAGGATACTATTTAAAAAACGGAAACCCAATTTATTACCCAGCTTTTTGGGGTTATATAAAAGATGTGTCTGAAGACTATAGTGGCGGAGTATATAATATATCTATAACCTGTAACGACCTTTTAAGCCTCTGGAAGTATCAGCAGTTAACTATAGTCCCTTCCTCATTAACAGGTGCTATAGGACCTGCTCCCGATTTAGACGGATTCCCTACTATTTTTAGAAATAAAAATATATGGCAAATTATGTATAGTTTATTTTATCAGACTAAATGGGTGGATAGTGATAAAGACCGATATGATTTCGTATACCCATTACCCTCTGAGGGTATTAAGGTTCTTCCAAGTTTTGGTTCTCTATTTAAAGGTAGCGGTTTAGAAGATTTTTTCTCAGATTTCGCTAATGATTATAACGCCTACTGGAGAAATAGGTTAGGGGCTACAGCCCAAAAATCAACAGATAGAATGACTTTAGAAATGTTTGGTCTATTGGAGTCAGTAGATTTAACCAATCAATCAATTAATGAGTATTTACTATCTTACGACGATTTAAACAAGTCTAATAGTCAAGAGTTTAACGTAAAAGAGCTAAGAGTTAATTTTAGTCTATTAGCTCAGATACAACCTTACGGTCAGTTTAATATATTTAATGGGGGTAAGTCGGCTCTAGAGCATAATAAGCTAGAGATTGCTACTGAAGTTTGCGAGCAGTCTGAGATGGAATTTTTTATGGATACCAATGGTTCATGCGTGTTTAAACCCCCTTTTTATAATTTAGATGTAAATACAGCTAGTACTCCTGAGTATACCATAAAAGCTAAAGATATTATAAATTTTAACTCTAGCGTGGACACAGATCAAATATGTACTTGGCTACAAGTTGTTGGTCCTAAGTACCAATTTGACACAAAACTAGACTCTATAGCATATCATTTTGATTTTGATCTAATAAAAAGATTTGGTATTAGGAGGCAGAAGTTAGATTTAAGATATGGTAACAACGCGGAACAATTAAGGTTATTAGCTGCTGCTAAAATGGCTAAGATGAATGGCAGAGCGTACACAGGTAGTGTCTCTATTCCTATGAGGCCTGAGGTACGCCTCGGGTATCCAGTTTATTTAAGCCATATAGATTCTTATTATTATGTTACGGGGTTATCTCATTCTATAGCATTTGGCAGCTCTTCGACTACAAGTTTATCTTTAGAGGTAAGAAGGGATAGGATTTTTAGTGATGGTACAATTGACGGGTTTGAACTAGGAGATGTTTTAGACGGTTGCGTGTTCAGGTATAATAATGCAGCGAGAAGTATTAACAGTGATACAGAATCAAGCACAAGTGCCCTTGAGACTGTAGCTCAGATAAATAATCGTACTAGGGAAGCAGCTATGGCGGAAGCACTTAAAACTTTTAAGCCTAATCCCGGGGAAGAAGATGTAGCTGAGAACGAAAAGAAAAAGTATCTGCAGTTGCTGCAAAACGGTTTAATGAGCGGCCCTAATTTGACAGGTTTCTATAAAGTAGATAAGGCAAGAGTAGAGAGTTCTATTCTTGAGAGTGGAAAAAAAACAGTAGTGTCTAACGAATTGATTATGATGAGTTTCCCAGATGATACAGAAGTAGCTGCTGCTCTTGATGATGATGAGCAGATAGTTTCTAACATAAGGTCTAAGGAAACAATACCATACACAGATATAAAAGGGTATAGACATATAGGTGGGTACCCTTACGGGGCAAACTTAAAAATCACACCTAAGGGTTTTGTGGAGAGTAGCCCCGGGGCTGACTCTGCTAGCGAAGCTAGAGAATTAAACGGTATGTCTCCAGCAAGTTCTAGTGGGTATACGCCTACAGGCGGGACTGAAGGAGGTTTTCTTGAAGCTATGTCTGCGGAGCCCCAAGCTTTTCAACAAGAAGTAGATCAAAGGCAAGAAGTTAACGACCAAAACGAAGACACAAGACGTAGTCCACAGAGGCCGCAATACATTTCTCCAGCTCATTCTACGTCTAATGATGACATAAATAACACAGCTAATAATTTAAGTAGCATGGCACCTTAAGGGAATTAGTACTATGGCAAATTTTAAAGATATATTCAGGATCACTGGAAGATATATACCTGAAGGAGACTCTCCTCCTGAAGGTCTTAGGCGTAAAAATTTAAATTTTTTATTTGGGTCTGTTACTCATTTTAATTTTAAAAAACAAGAGATATCTGTAGATTTGTTTAAAAAAGATGGGGGTTCTGTAGACATACCCCTTACTCAGCCTTTTGCCGGGACTAACAGCTATATATCTGCCGTGCCTGATGTAGGTAGTGTGGTTTTGCTGTGTAAAGTTTCAGATCAATATTTTGTTGTAACCTATTTACCTACTTATGACGCTGCTTTAGATTCAAAAGCTATAACATTTTGGGATAGTGACGATATAAAGAATGCAGGTAAAAATGACTATTATTTTAGGTATAGGAGGCTGCACCCAGGAGAGATTGCTATAAGCTCTTCGGACGGACCTGAGATACATCTTAATAACAATTTAAAGATTGACGATGGAGTAGGGGATTCTATTCTAATAAGGAATTACGATAATTCTATAATAAATACATCTGTAAATAATTATACTTTTAGCGGAGGTGTATGGAATAGCGCTGGGATAATATACAGAAATTCTTTAGATGATTCAAATACAAATGAAGGGCAATTTGCTCAGAAGGAGATAGACCCTGAGGGTAAATATCAATATCCTTTAGTTTCTAATCCTAAGTCTGAGTCTATTAAGAAGTACTTCACAGAATTTCTATTAGAGGTAGACGAAGAGACAACTAAAACTATACCCTATAATAATGTAAATTCTTTGTCAATAGACGAAGAAAGGGTGCCTGCAGCGGTGTTTAGTCTAGGTAATTTTGTGGGTAACAGCCCCAATAAAACAGACACCTATGGTAAACTTTTAGGAGTTCAGCTTTTTAAAGATATAGATGATGTAAATGGGCAATTTAATTTAACAGCCCTTTCCTCTGAGACTTCCCCATATTATAGCTTAGCGGTAACTATTTTAAAACCGAGCTCAAGAAATTATAATAAAGGAACTTTTTTAGGGATAGATAAAGAAGGTCATTATTATCAGTATGTTCAGTCAGCCTCTGGCGGCGGTCTAGGTTCTGGTAGGTCTATCTCTATACTTGCCGATGGTTCAAAAAAAGAACAATTTGGTTTAGATAGTGATATAGGTAACTCTTGGGATTTAAATACTCGTGGAGGAATAAGGTGGATAGTAGGTAATCATAGCTCAGCTGACGATAGGTACAAAGAAAAAAGTATCGATATCAGGACGTCAAAAAGTATATTTACTTATTACGGCGCACCAGAAGAAGATCTTTTAAGCGAGTATAAATTGTATGAGTGGGATGACATAGAAAGTCCAGATAAGCTCATAAATAATACAGGAGCTTATAAAAAGATAGATATAGTAAATGGTAGGGAAAGAAAGGAAATAGACGGCAATAGTGAGGCTATAGTAAATGGAAGTGTGCTGAATAGAATAGAGGGTATGAGAGAAGAAAGAATTACCCAAAATTTTGATATATCTGTAGCAAATAATATGAATGTTGTAGTTAGTGAGGTTTATTCTGAGGTCGCGACACAAGAGAAAAAAGAAACTTTTGGTAGTAGGATAACTACGGTGACTTCTGGAGATTCTGAATTGATCATAGATAATAAGACAGGTACCGGAAAAATAATAGAGAAAATAAAATTTATAGGGAATAAAGAGACTACCCTTAAACTGGGGAGTATAAAAGAGAAAATTACTGCTACAGGTAGTAGAGAGTTTGAGACTAAAATAGGAGATATCGAGTATAAAATAATAGGTGCTGGTAATATAACGCACACAACCAGAGCAGGTAACATTGAAAACAGCACTACTGCTGGAAACATCCTCTATAAGACTACCGGAGGTAATGCTACTTTAGAGGCAGGAATAGTTACAGATATCAAAGGAACCAAAGTTAATCTAAAAGGTAGAACTCCAATAAGTGGAGGAGTAGTAACAGATAAGACTCATTTTGATTATATAACCGGAGCTACACTAAAAGGCTCTTTAACAGTAAGCGCGACGAGTTAATATGGCTTTAGTTAAGAAGGCAGCATCAGGGCTTATATTAGCCAATGAAGCTAGCAAATCTTTTACGGGTAAAAATGATAAAGATTTAGCGGATGCTATAGCTAATGGTCTTGTTACTTACTCTATTTCCACCCCTAATTTAATACTATTTACATTGAGTGGTACTGTAGGTCCTGTGGGCCAGGTCACTAGTGTGTCTGTCGCTCCTATAGTTCCGTCTGTTATGGCCACTTTGATGTATTCTAAGGCTTTAAGCCTGCAACTTAAGGGTAAAAATATTCTTCAATTGTTTCAGGCTATAAGTAATGGAGTTGCTTCTCATTTTAGTACTATGCAAGTGACAGGGAGCACGGCAGGCTTAGCTGTTGGGGTTGGTACAGGAAGATTCACAAATATGATAGAGGCGCCGGTAAGCAACCTCGTGTACGCTAATTTTTTAAGTAAGATAATAAAGGGTAAAAACGCAAGACAGCTAGCTCAGTGCGTGGGTTTTGGCTTTGTTTCTCATATGAAACAGAGTCCTACAGTTATTGCCACGGTAACTGGGGCTATTGCTCCTGTTTCTCCGGCTGGACCTATAGCAACAGCAGGAATACCCACAGTTTTTAATAAGATCGCGTAAGGGTAAAAATGTCAGAAGAAATTTTTAAGCTAAAGACTTTAGATGTTGAGCAAAGCGTTATAAGGCAGTCTCGTGTAGGTTTTAAAAATAACCCTACTTCTAAGTTGGTTATTTCTTCTCCCGACACAGGCTCAGAGTTCTATGCCGGAGAGACCGGTATATACTCTGGAGAAAGAGATGTTAATACAGAGTATCTTCTCCAAGGATCCATTGATGGTAATAATATTAGAACTGAGGCTACTTTTACGAAGGGCAGCAAAGAAGTAACTTTATCAAATCCTATAAGCGGATTAAAAGAAGGGGATATTGTTCGCAATGATTTGGATAATACTTTTTTTGAAATAAAGGAAGTAACAGGCACCGTTATTACTCTTTTGTCAGATTATACTAGTACTAATTTTGAAGGCACTACGTTTACTGGTTCGGCTACTTTGAGAAAAGAAAAAATGGGCAACGCAGAGTTTGAGTATGTCCGTAGTTTAGATGGAGAGAATAAAATATTTTTTAACCAGGATAGACTTGAGTGGGGTATAACTGGCCTCGAAACCGAAGGTCCTATCGACACGCAAAGTGATCCTTACGTGTTCCCTTCAGATGACTATATGGTGGCGTCTTTTCAAAACTCTTCTACAAACGGGGCACCTGTTATAACTGCTGTTAAGTCAGAAAATTTCACAGTTGTAAATGACAATAAAGACCCGGTATCCGACCTGTCGTTGCCAGCAGTACCTTACCCTCATGAGACGCTAAAAGTTTACTGGGGGCCTAAGGATGGAGGCCTAGCAAAGAAGGAAGAATGGACAGATTATGTTGTAAACTATACACAAAATCCTGACTTTCTTTTTCCTTTTCCTCCTATGGAAGAGAGACAAGTTGCTTTCTTAAAATTTCTTTTTGACTTAGATGAGTCTCAAGGTACTATTGATGAGGATTTTCAGGGTTATGTGGCGGTAACTAAAACAACAGAAGTTCCTGGGGCTAACAATCTAGTTACTTCTATAACAGATATAGTACAGGACACTGAGGAAATAAAAGTATCAGAATCAATAGTAGATAAGAATAAAGATTATTCTATAGACTATCGTTCTGGATTAATAACTTTTATCAAGCATATAAATAACGAGCAGTTAATACAGTCTGTATCGTATCCTAGGTCTTTGTTGTGGGACGGCGTGACAGTTATCCGAGGGGTTAAAGAGGATCAAGTAGTAGGAGACCTAAACCCCACCAAGAACGAAGATTTAGTTATTAGACCCATAACAGGGTTAGCGGGTATAGAAGGTACGGTTTACTATGAGGATACAGATGCAAATAATCTTGAAAAAGATGTAGACTACATCTTAGCTTATGATGCCGGTGCTATAAGAATAAATCAGACTCTGGAAGAAGGGGAATCAGTTCTTGTTACTTATTATGTAGAAGGAGTACAAGAAGAAAACGAAGATCTATTAGAGGCTGAGGATCTCAGGATTAAAAAATTTCCAGTTATGGCTGGTAGCTCTGTGCTTACAAAAGTATATACCGGTGTCGACAATGTTGATCAAACAATTGTTTTAAGCGAGGGCACAGACTATGAGATAAATAACACTACAGGAGTAGTTAAACCATTAGCTGACTCTTTAGTGGGAGAAAATGTTAAGTCTTTAAATATTTCCTATATACCAATGGCCTTAACGAATGTTATTATTCAACCTAACACAGAAGATTCAAATACTTATAGATTTACTATTGTTGATGATGCCCTTGAGGTAGAGTCTCCATTTGCTTTAAAATTTAAGGTAAGAAATCCTCAGGTTTCTGTGCCGGAAAACGATCCTTTTTTATCAGACGATGACCCTAATAAAGTATCTTATAATAGTACAATAATAGAGGGTAGCATATTAAGTGTTGGTATACGAGTTCGTTCCGGGTTAGGCACCGTTAATGAAGAATTGTTAGAACCCGGAGTTACTTCTACAGACAGACTTGGGGTGATTACTGATATTGAATTTGATACTAACGGTTATACCTATGATAACGAAGTTAAAGAGATACGACTAGACGAGTCTTTAAACGAAGCTAGACCTGATTTTAATGATGTTATAGTAGCTACTTATAGTTTCATAGGAGACACGCTACCCTATAAGCCTGTGGAGGCTTTATTTCCGGTTATACTTGAAGGAAGTAATAATTTTTATATAGAGGGTTTAGATAGAACTGATTTACTAAAAGCAGGGGCTATACTTCGAGTAGATAATTTTAACCCTCAAGAGACTTATTACGTTAAGTTAAAATCAGTAGATTTTGATGGTGAGACCACAAAAGTTGTTATTGAAGGTTCTTTTGCCTCTGACATAAGAAACCCTAATTTTTTCCTATTTGATAGTGGTGTGTCCTTCTCCAGGTTACCTGCAGACACTGAAGTCGTAGAAGGTCTAACTCCGGGATCTAATGAGATAAAATTTAGAAATAATTTACTTCAATTATCGGAACAGATAGAAGCAAACAGTCTGCTTCAGATAGACGGTTCTGAAATATACTCAGTACTAGGTATTAGCATAGAGAATGAAGAAGCTACAGTAAGTGTATTCCCTCCTTTGCAAAGTTATATACAGGGCGACGTATTTGTTTCAGATTTTCCTGTAAGGGAAGAAGGAATAACGGGTGTCCTCCCAAAGTTAGATGTTCTTACGGATCCTTTACAACCTGCTTTTACTATAAGTTTTGTTCCTCCTACCGAACCTGTAGAGCTTAGCGGTAAAGGTTTAATAACTATAGATAACGAAAAAATAATACTTCAAGAGATAGTAGCTGGGTATTTAAATCCTAGCCCATACTTTTATTATTTTAAGGACTATTCTGATTTATATACTATGGCTAAGGCTATACAGGGCACACACTCAACCTTTATCGGTTTAAGTTACTACCCTTTTACTATAAGTCCTGGAGGAGAAGAGCAGTATTACCTCGGTGACGGTGCCTGGAGCACTCAAACTATAGAGCCTTTTGAAGAGGGCACAGAAGAGGGACTACCTTACACATTAACAATAAACCCTGATTTATATAAATGGAAAGTAAATCTATTCGAAAGATACTCAAAGAATTTTAAGATAGAAGAGGTAGATGTATCTTCTAGCTACAGCGAGGGTAATCTTATAGCTGTGAAGAGTAAGATTACCGGAGATATTTATTATCATATTGTTCAAGGAGCGTCTTCGGTAGAAAACGAAACAAACGAAGGTCTTAAAGACACTGTAGTGGAGATTAAAGACTATTTTAAGATAAATTTCACCGACCCGTATTTATACAGATATGATAATCCTTTGTGGTTAAATCTTGCTGATTCTTTTTCTATAGATTCTAGTAGTTCAACCTTGATATTTCAAGGAGATTTAACTAGAACTATAAGAAGTAGCATGCTTTTTAAATTTGAAGGACTTTATGTATATAAAGTAGAATCTGTGGTTTTTGAAAACGATGTAACCACTGTAACTCTTTCACCTGATGTCTATAAGAATGAAACACTATTAATAAAGGAAGAATTTTATCCTGGATATCTTCAGTATACAGACCTTCCTTTATACCTAGATGAAGCCAGCCATCAGCCTTCTCTGACTTTTACTTACACTGAAGTCCAGGCGCATATCGGTTATGCAGAGATATCTATAGAAGATGATAAACTAACTTTATTAGAGTACGTAGACGGATCTGAGACCGTGTCAAAAGAGACTGTTTTTGAGTTTTCTAATTATCAGGATATATACGAACTTGGTGAAGCTATAAATAATACTGAATCGTATATAGCAGGATATTTTCCATACTATGTAAACGTAGAAGTATACGATGGTCTTTACCGATTGGGCGGTTTTGAAAAGTTCACTATAGTCCCTACTTACACATTAAGCAAAAAGCTACCTTACACAGCTTTAGTTGCCCAGAGTACTTTTAAGATAGATTATACTCTAGAGGATTCGTACTACACAGGCACAGCTAGTTTAAAACGTAAAATAGGTAGATTAATTTTAAAAGAAGAACTAGTGCACAATGTAGAGGGCCCTGTCGAGCAGGAGTATGTTTTGCCTTATGAAAACTACGCTACTATATATGAATTGTTTAGCGCTATAAACGATTTAACTTCTACTATAACTGGGGAACAGCCTTTTAGTGTAAATAGCTTTACAGGAGAATTTGACCCAATAGAATTTTTCACAAGAGGGGTCTACAGCATACCTAGGACTCAAACAGATGAATATCTTACATTAAGTCAGAATATACCTGCTACTATAGACACCGCTTCCTGGTATTTACAAGAGCCACAAAATCTTAGAAGACTTATTTTAGGCACAGGTTATTCTGTGTCTAATGGTTCATTATCTTTTACTAGCCCTTTGAAAAGATACGAAAGATATAAATTAAATTATTTAGGTTTAAATACACTATCAGAGTTTGAGGAAAAAGATATTTACGTTTTTTGCAGATACTTTGGTTCTTTGTCGGCGGGTTCTAAAGTAGAAGCCTACATGGATTACCTAAATGTCGATCAGTACTATATACAGAAGCTTACGGAGAGAAAGTTTCTTGAGTTAGTTACTGTTCCACAAGTAGGAGATCTCCTTCAGCAAAAGGGTGGGGGAGGAGGCTCTGGAGCCGATTCAGGTAGCAACGACTCTTTTCCTAATTACCAGGCTGGGAATGCTAATCTTTATTATTTGCTTAGAGATGAGCAAATAAAAAAATTATTATATCTTAAGATATATAAATGGTATAAAAAGAGACTTAGATATTTTGCTTCTGAGGCACAACTTTCATTAGGTTTTAAATTTGCTAATAGTACGCATTACTATAAAAATGGGTCATACTACTCTTTACAAGATTCTTTGGTAGAAGATGATATCAATTATACTCTAACCACACAGGACGCGATAGATGAGATTGAAAACGGAGGTTTCTCAAGGTTCTTTCCTTTTGATTATAAAAAAGCAGCTCCTAAATACTACCCTAGGTTCAGCAGAGAGTATAAGGATTATAAGGATGTCTATGCCTATAATGTCTATTATAAAGAGGATGACGTTACTGTAGGTAGAGTTAGATCCTGGAAACCTTATTGGGCTCCTAAATCTGGTGATAAAGCATCGGATTTAGATTATATGGTTTTGAAGAACGCTTCTACGGAACTTGTGGGAGGGTATAATGTCCCTTTATATAGCAGTAATAGGGTAGAGGATTCTAAGTTTAAAGATGAGCTTATATATGATTCTGATAGTTCAATTTTTTCGTTTTTAAAAAGAGTATTAGTAGGAGATCAGATTAAGCTAGAAGACCAAAAGACGTACTATAAAATAGGAGCTATTAATAACAGGCAAAGTGACTATTTACTCACTGAGAGTTTAGAGCTTGAGGGTGGTAAATACTTTAAAGAAAAAAATATAAAAACTTACTTTGCAAGTAAATATCAAGATGAGCTCTCTTCTGAAAATGAAACGTATGCTTATAGATTTAGTTTATCCGCCGGATATCTTGCGACAGACAGAGAAAAGGAAGAGTTTGTAGGGGGCTTAATAACAAAGTACGGTACCAAGACTCTAGATGGTTCTGTTACAGAAGGTACGGACGCGTCAGGAGGGGTGCTACAGACCATTAATGGGAATTTTTATAAGATTAGAGAAGACAAAAAAGATGATAATAATATTTTTTCTGTAAGGGGTATAAATATCCCTAAGGTTTTCATAGACGTGTATGTAAGTATTGAGGCTATGGAAACTGCTTTTCCGTATCGAGGGAATAAAATACATATTAAAAAACAAGAGCCAGAGTCTTTCCCTGTGTATGATGACGGGGGGAACTATGGAGTAACATTAAGCTATAACGAGATAAAAGGACAGAAGACGGGTAGGAATAGAATACGCAAAGTTCCGCATCCCGTAGAGATATTAAAGATTCTGTTTTTTCCTTTCTTTAATTTCCTAAAAGAGCCTCCTGAAATATTTGAATTTACAGGGGGTACCTTTGATGAAGATACGGGCGAATATGTTTTAGGCTCATATAACTATGCTAATGATATTTTTGACCCTACTGATTCAGAGGCTTACAAGCAGATAGACTTAAGTCCTTTAAATTTTATAGAGGAAAGAAAAGTATCTGATAACTTAGATACTATTTCAAACGATGTCGTGAAGGATAGTGATATGCGTATTGTGTCAGAGGACCAAGCCAGGGAAGACAGTACTGGAGAATACGCTTATATAGACAGTATAAAATATTATGGTTTTAAGGAAGGAGATCTGTATGCCTACATAAATGGAACAGCTTATTTTTCTTTAAATCCTGGAGATATAGTACCAGAGCAAGAGCAGAGAGGTTTAAATAGATTTTTAGATCTTGACTTCGACCAACTTTATACTAGTTCTGTTGATAGGGGTTATGTTGATGCTATACATTTTAAGACTAAAAATAGAGATATATGGTTTAATTTCCCGCTCAATTCATCTGATGATTATGTTAATACTAATTATGGTGTGCCTAATAACTTAGTTTTAAAAGGTTTCTACGACCCAGAAAATATTTACACGAAGCTTGTACTAGAAAAACAGGCGTGGCTAACAGAACAATTGATTGTTGAGGATATTTATGATGTTCAGCTAAAATTGGCTAGAGCTTTTAAGGACGGAATACTTAATAGTGGTGTTGGTGCTGTTACAGAAGGAAACGTAGCTTCTAATATAGAATATAGTCAGTTTAGGCAGTATCTTTTAGATATAGGAAATATCATTAAAACAAGGATGGAAAAGTACAAAAATAAAGTAGAGTTCTTGCTTAGAAATACTCCTGACGATTTTGGTTCTATAATGGGGGTTTTACAAGAGAGTGGTACGCCAGACAACATTCCTATAGATGATCGAGATTTCCCTTCTGCAGAAATGAAAGAGTCTTATGAAAGAACATTAGAAGCATTTAACAAATATTCTTTGCTTCTTGCCCGTTCTTTTACAGAAGCAAATTCTTTTTATAATAGAATAGTTAATAGTATTAATCAGTGGACTAATTCATATATCAGATGGATTCTCAGTATTAGAGAGGGGACTGTTTTTCAATTATCGGCAAGAGACAATAGAGTAGATAATTTGGTTGTCACTGGATTTAATTTGTTAGACGCTATTACCATTAACTATAACACAAATTCTGATGAGATTATTATAACTGATCCGCAGGCTAAGGTAGACTACGATTTAGTAAATCAATGCCTAAGGTTAGTACTCACCGCAACTTATGAGCAGCCCCTTGATTTTAACAACCCTGACGTTGAGTTATTGTCTGGTAACGTTGAATATGTATATCTTTTTAAAGACTATACTACTTTAGATCTTTTAGTGGGAGCAATAAACGATAGTGATTTTCCTCTAGGTATTCAGTTCTTTACATCTGAAATGGTTTTTTATTATTACCCAAAAGGGGAGTATACTACACTAAGGATTTCTCCTTTTTCAGCTACAGGTATAGAACCAGACGGGTTCACTATTGAGGTTCTTAATGTGGACGACCACCGACAATATGACTCAAGAGTATTGTTTTTAGAAAAAAAGGAAGAAGATTTACTAGCTTTAACAAGTGAAACCCCCATTAATCCTTGGCCTACATATATTTCATATTACAATGATCCGACTAACAGCGACTATAGTAGCCCAGAAAATTATCAGCCTAAAAAGGCAGCTATACAAGGATTAAAAGTACCTGGCAGCTGGGAACAGCTTCCTTCTTCATACTATGATGTCATTAGATTCTCATCTGTTCAAGCAGACTACACAACTTCTTACCTTGTAACAGCAGTGTATGACAAGGATGAACTTAATGATATTGTAAATGAGCAAACTTTAAATTTAATTCTACCTGACAGAAGTAAAGTTTCTGATATGGTAAGTATTATTAATAAGATAGACGATACTGGAACAATAAGTGTCGAAGAGTATAATTTTATAGAAGAAGTAGATAGGAGTAAAAGAACAAAAGATATATTTATAAAATTTTTAACTGTAAAACTTAGTAAGTTTGGAGAAGAAATAACTGTTCGTTTTAATACTCGCAGGTTTAGAACAATTAATGAGGTAGTTACGGCTATGAACGGTTATTTTTATAAAGACGATAGTAATGAATGGCAACCTGCAAAAACTTCAGACGACATAACAGACTCTAAGTTTGTAAGACTGTTTGACGCAGAGCTTATAGGAGACCCCTTAGACCAAGGTGAAAGTAGCTCTTTTGAGATACAAGTACTTTATGAATCGATTATTAAGTCTTTTAAAGTGGGGCCATACACGGATACGAGAAACACTATTAATCCTATTACTTTTATGCCAGAGACCGAAGAGTATGAATACTATTTAGACAAAGAGAATATATTGTTAGGTTGGGTGCCTGAAATAAGGACAGTAGACGAAGGTCAGCAGATAACACTAAAGCTTAATGATGAGCTTGAATACAGCCCTGGGAACACCTACGGATTCAGACCCCTCATAGGAGAAGACGCTAGATTACGGTCTTTAGAGATAAATTCAGATAACCCTAATGCTAACATTCTTCCTTTCGATATGTATTCGTGGGACACTAACGCCTCTTTTGAAATAAGAAATAACTGGTTTTTGATGCGTAGTGATAAAGTAAAATCGGCTATACCTCTTACCGGGGCTATTGGTACAGTAACTTTTGTATCTGACATAAATAATTTTAGCATCAGTGGTTCAGCCACCTACCCAGAGCTAGAAGGGGAAACTGTAGGCGAGCTAGTAGGTAGAATTAATACTTCAGATGCTAAAGGATATTTTTATGCTAATCTAAAATTTGTTAGAGAACCTGATGAAGAGAACAATGTAGGTTTCTTTGAGTATACTTATTTGCCTAACGTTTTATCTACCGTGCCACAATCGACTCTTGAGACTATTTATTTGGCTGATGATTCTGAGGTAATAAGATTAAATCCTGATAAGGCTGAAAATGCTCAATACCAAATGGACCAAATAACCCCTGTTACGGACCCTCCGTCTATTAATAACTTAACTATTAATTCGGACGCTAAAGTTTTTGATTTTAGCCGTAACACGGGACAGTACACTCTAACCAACTCTACCTACAACATTAATACTGGGTCTAATTTAATATCGTTGGCTACAGACTATGAGTGTAACTATGAGTATAGCGTAGAGTTAGATTTAAGTAATTATGCTAGCATAACAGAGTTAATTAACGGTAATGGGAGCTATGACGGGATAAACGACTTACTAGCCCCACTGTTAACAGTACCAGACGTAAATTTATTTAGTGCTACTGCAATAGTGCCTTCTGCGGACCCTGAAGAATTAAGAGTAACAAGTACCGTAACTCTGCCAGAAACGCTAAGGGACATATCAGGTAGTAATATTCTATCAATATCTGAGGCTACTATAGCTGATTCAAGGATTAGTATTTCTAGTGCTCAGGTTAGAGTAACAGTAGGTAAATTAACTTTAAGTGCGACACTGGTTTACACGGGAAGTTACAGCGGAAACATTTCTATTGCTCAAACTGTTTCTGATGTTTCCGCTAGTTTAAATTCTATTTATCCTTTAGGAGACGATGGAACATATTTTCCGCCTTTGTTTAACTCTAATATAATTAGCAGTGCTTATAGTGCTGCACAAGCCACAGGAATTAATGGAAGTGGTGGGTCTCAGACTTTCACAACTACGGTGACTACAACTGTTTCTGTGAGTAGATCATATCCTACCACGAGTACTTTAGAGAGTTTAGTTAATGGCATAAATGCAGAATACCCTTTAACTGGAGTAAGTTCTAGTTATTTATTTACAGGAGATCCGGGGTATAAAGGACTAGATGCTAAGTATCTAGTCCCATCAGAAGGTGACGACTATGACGCACTAAATAACTTATATAGTTATAAAGATTTTGGTGCAATTTATAGCGCAGAGCCTGCGTTAAATCTTCTCTTTATGGAGAATGAAGGCGGCTACCAGGTAGCAGGTGATGCTTTAAGTGTTACTACTAGTTTAGGCGCACAGACTTTTTATCAGGGCTCAAGCAAGGATTTAGACGGGTTTATAGACTCTATTACTGGAGATTTTTTAGAGGGATTTAGAAGTGTAGATGTTTTACCTATAAAGGTGTTGGGTATATCGTACGGAGCTTTAAGAGATACAGTACCTGTAAAGGCAAGCGGTAATGAGCCAACTCATGTTAATTTTGGTTTCTTAGGAGACATAAGATTTTATCAAATATCAGATTTTAATTTGTACACCGAGTTAGGTAACATTAAGCAAAGGCTAGGAAAACCTTGGTTAAAAGAAGATGGAACTTTTGAGGATGATTGGTACAACGACATTAATTATTACTATGATTATTATGGTAGAACAGGAGAAGGGACAGACGGTAATCCAATCGCTATACACTCTCAAAAGTTTTTAGGGTATATGAAAAACACTAGATTCAACGAGATTAAAAAGAGTATACAAGACGAGCAATTAGTAGGTAATAAGTATTTATGGCTTTATTTAAAGTTTCATAAGGAGATAGGATGCGACCAAAAGGCAAGAGACCTGTTCAAGAGGATACAGGAGGACGAAGAGGACTCGGAGACACTTCCTCAGGACCTGTAAAGTGGAAAGTGGTAGATACTTCTAAAACAAGAAAGGGTAATAAATTTATAGATAAATTTATAAGCCCTATATTGTACGCTGTAAATAAGGCATTAGAATATGAAATTAAGGACTATGAAAGAAAGACTGGAAAAAGGATTTTAGATGAGCGTAAGACCAAGGACAAAGATTAAATCTGAGTTTGTAGTACCTGAGTTACCAGAAGAGCCCAGTAACACTGAGCTCTCAGACCTTAATTCTTCAGGTACGACTACTCTGCCCCCAGTGCTTAGGCAGGGGAGTCAGATTGACTCCAATATTTCAGACGGTGAAGAAGGGGGTTCTTCCTGGATTGATTTTACTATTAATGTGGATTTATCTAAAATAGAGTCTTTGGCTGAAGCAGCAGAGAAGCCACTAAAAGCCCTAGATAAAATTATAAAGGTAGTTACTGTAGTACTGAAGATAATGAGGCTCTTTAGTAATGATTTAAAGTCTTTATCTAAGCTTATTAAGGTAGTAGTTAAGCAGGTTATAAAAGGATTAAAGGAGTTTATTGAATCTTTGTTGGGTACGGGGTTATATGTTTTACCAATAATACCTCAAATGGACCCTAAGAAACCTAAATTCGAGTTGCCTATAAATGGGGGTTTCTCTGAGTATAAGTCAGTTTTTATATCTTCATGCTTAAACTCTAAAGATCCTACAGCCCCTCCTTTTGTAGCGCAGGACAGCGTAGGAGCTTTTGTGATTGCTACTGGATTTTCTACGAATGATCCAGGAGCGGTAGCTGATATGATTAAGAATTTAGGAGTATTATCTAGATTTTTTGGGTTTAGTAATCCTATGCCGCCTCCGCCTGTTAACGTTGCTGCAAATTCAGGCTATTTTAGGAATGAAACAAGAGAGAAGAAACTAGGGGTAGAAATTAGTTGGGAGCAACCATCAGGAGTATTGGGGGTTACTGGCTACTATATCTATAGGTGTAAGGCTGCTAAAGGTTTAAAAAAAGTAGTAGAGGTAAATGGTAAAAAAGTAATAAGGTTTGCTTTTTCTGACGAAGATTTTAATGGAGGAGAGCCGGTAGAAGTGGATTCTCTTCTTGTTAAGAATAAATATAAGTATGTTGATTTTGACGTAGAGTCAGGGACAAAATATCATTACCAGTTATTCAGTAAAGCTGGATTTGATTTTAGTGACAAATTTGAGTTTTTACAGGCAGTAGAGAGCCCGTTAGGGTCTAATAGAGTGAGCGCTACGCCTCGTAGCTGTATTCCACTGAGTGAGCTAAAAAAATATTTAGTAGAAGATGTAGACGGAAACCCTGTAGATACGGACGATTTAGCACAAGAATGGATAAATCTTACTTTAGGAGATCTATTACCATTAGAGTTTAATAGCATATTTAGGTTACTAAATAATTTTGCTGATAGACTTAGTGGGTCTTTAAGTAGTGCGGGATCCGCACTAGATAAATATATTGATTTTCTTTCTAAAAAAGTATCTAAACTTTTGGAGGTAGTGCAGAAAATAAAAGAGATAATACAGAGAATACTCTCGTATAAATTAAGCGGTACTGTTCTTTTGTTAAATCTTGAACCAGAAGAAGGTGGTATGCAGGGTTTAGTAGAAAGGTTTAGTAATGCTGAGTTAGATAATGATACTATTAGCCAGGAAGAAGGTCTTTACGCCGGTGTAGCCATAGTTTACGGTTTTCCGGTTCTTGGTAATGGGGATCTAGACCAAAGATTTATACCAGAGGAGCAGGCAGAAGAGTACAAAGAAAAGATAAAGAAATTTCAAGAAGCTTTTGGTATCTACAAAAGTATTCTCTTATCCTCTACAGAGTAGGATTAATTATGGCTAGTATAAGACCTTTAAATGTCCACGGTACCGACAACACTATCTCTTTAGAAGAGTCTAATAGGATAGTAGAGAATACTTCTCAAATAAGAGAGCATGAAGTTATTCTATTACAGGAGCAAGTATTTTCTTTAGAGGGTGAGATGAAAAAATTGAAACAAGAGTATGTAGATTTTTTAGAGACAAATAATTTAATTGACGAAGACATAGACGCTGAATCTGTAGTACCCTACTCTGATCTCTCAGATTTAGGGGCACCTCCTAATTTTAATTCTTATGATTATGTAGATAATAGCGAAGTTATAAGTCCTAATCCTACGTATTTTCCCCTATCAATAGCTTTAAATGAGGCGGATGAATTATTAGGTCCTTTGGTAAAAAAATTAGACTGGTATCAGAATGAGATCAAAAAAAAGTATATGATTAGAATGATAAAGTTAAAAAGAATAGAAGATATTGAAAGCAGAGAGAACTCTATAGAGGATTAATGATATGGCTAATAGATCAGAAGACTATAAAAGACTGGACGACCTTGCGGGTAATTATCATATGATGAGGTATAAAACCTTTGATCTTATTAGTATCATTAATGAGTTTCCTGAGGGTATTACCCGGGAGGATCTTAAATCTTTGTACAGGATTAAATTAAATAGAGTTAATAGAAAATATAGGAGAGGGGTAAAATGGCTTTCTATACAGATAGCTAAGTATAAAGAAAGGATAAATGATAGTGATTATAAATCAACTTTAGACACAGCAGAAGCGATATTAAATGTAAGTTTCTTTTCTGAAGTAGAAGATTTCGGAACACTCATAGAAATGTTGTCCGGATATAAGCTATCTAAAGTACTGATTAATAGAGATGACTACTTAAATTCTTTAGTTTTTTACAAGAATAAGCTAAAGAGAGCTAAGGCACTAGCTTTGGCAGGTCTTACCGCTTTTTTACAGGGTAATGAAGGGGGCTACGTAAGAGATAAAAGAATAAAGGTTTTAAAACAGAAAATTTTAAATGCTTTAGACGACCCTACTATAACTGGTTCTTTTTTAGATAAAGAAACTACTGTAGAAACAGAGCAAAACAAACTATCAGTTAACTACAATAAGTCCGTGGAAGAAGTTAATAATTTTAAAAATAGGGTTAGTGATATTATAGAACGTCCTGCGGATGCTGTGCAAGAAATAATTTTAGATACTTTAGGAGAAAACAGGCTATTTAAAAGATTATTTAAAAGATTAACTTACGCTGGTATTATGCCTGCAAAGTCTGATAAAAACTTTGAAGAGTCTTTTGAGGGGTACTGGAGGGATAGGATAAGAAAAAAATACGGAGGCAATGTTCCTTTTTGTGATGAAGTAGATGAGGAAGAAAAGCCTATCGAAATAAAAGGTATTTTCTATAAAAGAGAAGAAGTAATAAATATTGGGTCTGGGATTTATTTGCCTAGGACCGAAGCAACTTTAGAGGCATTAAGAAAAGCTATAAGAAATAGTAACTACGACGCTTATTAATACTCTATTAATAATAGGTCCTTAATATGTCTATTGATTTTAGAATACAGAATTTGTGTGATCATCGTATCCTTTGGGAGAGGGTTTCTCTAGGAACAGATGGAAAAACTCTTATCTCTAACTACCCTATAGCAGCTGGTAGCTCTGTAAGTGTAAGGATAAACGGTATAGAATTAGGTTCAGGTCAATTTTTTATACTTATAAAGCCTAATCAGTTTATAAGTAGTATAAAAGAAAGGTATGTATACTTAAGTCGGAGAAATAGGGATTATTTACCTTTAATAGAATTAAACTATGTTACAAATAAAGAGAATTGTCCTAAATGTTACGGAGGGACAGCTCTAGATGATATTAAATATGATAATAATGGAGACATAACAACAGCTAAAGATGAGTTGCTGTTATTACAAACCGTTGAGAAATATATAGTTACGAGAGTAAGCAGTAATTCTTTTCATAAATGGATGGGAACATCGCTGCACGATTTGTTAAGTTCTAAGATCCTAGATATAGATACGATTAGATTAGAAGTTATTAATCAAATAAATTTAGCGATAAGTAAATTAAAGCAGATGCAAACTCAGCATATAAATACTGGCAGGCAGTTAAGCTCTGGAGAGTTATTCGGAGACTTGATAGGAGTAGAGTTAGAAAGAGCTGAAGAAGATCCTACTCTTATTAAAGTTTTTGTTAGATTTACTGCAAGAAGCGGAAAGAGTCTGCAGTACGAACAACTATTAGAGTTCGCGCAAACAAGAGAAAGAGTGGCGTTTTAATGGCTTCCTCACCCAATATCTTATACCCATTAACAAATTGGTCTGGTACTAATAATAAGTATTTTTCTGAGTCTTTAACACAGATTATCCAGGGAGATGTGCCTGCGGTAGTTTCTGATATTTTAGACGGAGACGTAATACTAACTATAGAGCAAAGATATAAAATATTAAGAAATGGTGTAACCTCTGATTATACTTCTTTCTCTACTGCTGGGGTAACAGTAGGAGTAACTACAAGTAATACTACATCAGTACCTTGGTCATTTAATAGCTATGGAATAATAAATTTACAGCAAGATGATGTTTTAACTCTTGAGTTAAAAACTGTAGAAAGAAGAAGAATAAACCAAGCGTTGAGCTATACAGTTACTGAAAGCACCGTATCTACAATTATTGCTGAAATAGTTTCTGAGGATGCTATAAGTGAGTCTATAAGCATTCCTACTGGAGTTAGCATTAAAAGAAGTCAAGATAGTATAAAGGTTTTAGTACCTTTTGAATCTGTAGCATCAGAACAAGGGAAAGATTTTGTAGGCGTTAATTTTTATCTTTCACTTAATTCTGGAGGAGGGTCTGCCGGTTATAAGTTAATTAATGATAGCTATATAAATACTGTGGACTCTTCTGAGACTGTTGAGACTGTCATGGGAGTTTCTAATTATAGCGATGAGCTAGAGGATTTAGAAATAACGACAACAAAAACAAGAATAGAGAATAAGACTTACTACACTTATACTATAGACCCCTCTGTCTTAAGTCTTATGGTCCAAGAAGGTAAAATAAGTAATATATTTTTAAGCGATAATAGTACTTTAGATCCTAATAACATATACTATTTAGTTACTACTATAGTAAAATATAATAGTTCTTCAAATCAGATTATAGAGAGTAATTATTCGATAGAAATAGAGGGTAAATTTTTAGAGTATAATGTAGGTTTCTTAGGTTTGCCTAGAAGGACAAGAAGCGATGTTTTACTCTCTATAAATAAAAGGCTTATAACAAATAATAGCATGGTTAACGTGATAGGCGGGTCTGTAATAAGAGACGTGCTAGATCCCATAACCCTAATGTTTGAAAAATATTATGTAGTACAAGATTTTGTTTTTAAAGCTCTATCTATCGATAGCTTAATAGCGTTTGATGACTCAGACGGAGATGGGATTAGTGATCCATTATCACAAAACGTAGAGAAATTGAGATTAGCAGATGCTTTAGGTTTTACTGATGAAGTCAGTTTTCAAATATTTATAAACCAACAATTTGATAAATTGGCATCTAATTATAATCTAGTAAGAAAAGGGGCTCAAATATCCAGGGGAACGGTAACTTTATTTACTTCTACTGTAAATAGTGATATTCTTATATCTGACGGAACTATTTTGACTGCTCCTTCAGACCCTGACACAGGAAGAAGTTCTATAACATTTAGAATCGTGGGAACATACATTATTGAGGCGGAAAGTAAAGAATATTATTACAATTCCAGTCTAAAAAGGTACGAGGTTACCGTAGATATAGAAGCCACTAGTGCTGGAAGCGTCGGTAACGTGCCTGCAGGTACTATAACTGTGGGTAATGGCCTAAACCCTAACCTACAGTTAACTAATAACGCTCCTACAGATTTTGGGGTAAATAGAGAGAGCAATAGAGACCTTGCTAATAGGATAAAACTAGGAATAATTTCTTACGACTCCGGTACTGAGGGAGGTTATACAAAAGATTCTTTAGAGGTACCCGGAGTATCAGAAGTACGAGTAGAAAAAGTCGGTGACCCACTAATGATGAGAGATTTTTATTCTACTACTAATGAGCATGTAGGCGGAAAGGTAGACATTTATATAAAAGACAATAGGTCAGCTCAAACCGTAGATCAAGTAGCATTTAAATATGAATACCCTACAGATTCTTTAGGAGCAAATGCTTTAGAGAGGTTTGATGTGACAAATGCTTCTGAGTATAGAATCCGTTGTAGAAATCCAAAGGTGGGCAGTAATTCTCCTATAGTTTCTGTTTCTGAAGTTAGGAATGTTACTAAAGGGGAAAGTTACGATTTAACTGGTATAGATATAGTAGGAGATTTTGATACCTTTGTTTTGCAAAAAAACGTATCTAATCTGAGTATAGGAATGAGCGCCTTTGATGTTATTACTGTGAACTATAAATATCGAAGCGACAATTTATTGAAACTTACAAAGCAGCCATTCGATAGAATAATTTCTATCGTTAATTCAAACAACGATGTAATAAGAGAAGATCTATATCAAATAGTAAAAAAAGACGACCCTTTACAAACAGGTCTTTCTAATTTAGCTGATGGTGGTGTAGAGTTTATATTCACCAGTACTGCAGACTTTGATGAGGAATTTATAAACGTAACAGATGAGCAACATAATTTATATTTTAACACGGATTCTAGTCTCAGTTACAAAGGAGTAGATATATCTACCCTGAGGGTTTATAACCCTACAGATACATCAATTGTTTATGTAAAGGATGTAGACTACATAGTAACCGTGGGCAATGAAATAAACAGTACAGTTATAAAACTTAAAACAGGAAGCATGATTAGGCAAGGAGAACTTGTTTCAGTAAACTATACAGCAGCTCAAAACTATTTTGTTACGTATGTGTATAACAGTATCATCGATGCTGTTGCTGATAAAATAAAAGACACTAAACACGCCTGTGCGGATGTTGCTATTAAGCAGGCTGTAGGAAATTATATTGATTTCAATTTTCAAATTATAAGACAGCCTGGTGTAAACGTTTCGAGGCTTAAGTCTAGGATAAGAACTATTTTATCCAATTTAGTTAATAATTTAAAAATGGGTGAGACTTTAACTCAAAGTACAGTCCTTTCTACTATTAAGTCTGTGTCTGGCGTTAAAGATATAATAATGCCAATAACAAAGATGATGAAAAGAAACGGGTCTTTTATACCTTTAGACGATTTAGGTACGGTTTCTTTTGAGGTTTATAGTAAATCTAACAGTTTAGGGATTATCTCTTATAGGAGTATAAACTCTGTTTTATCTTATAATACACAGGAAAAAGGCGGTCCCGACAACCTTTTTAGGACTGTTTACGAGAATAACATAGCCCTGGAGCTTGTAGATGACGCTTCTAAAGTAAGCGCGGGCTATGGAAGGGCTTACATACAAGCTAATGGTAAAATAATTGTAAGTACGTTAGACGGGTCTCCTCCGCACACAAAAGAATATAAAGCAGCTTATTATGTTTATTACGCGGGTAATGAGAGCACTTCAGGAGATATTCAGGCTAACCAGACTGAATATTTAAGAGTTGATAGCGCTAGTCTGTCTGGCATTGATGTTATAGATACAGCAGTTACTAAACGAGGATTATAAAATGGCAAAAAATTTAGGATTAGATGTTTCCAGTGTGTATGAGGCTGAAGGGTATAATTTTGATAAAGTGGTTTTTCAAAAAGGTAAGTCTATACTTGATGCCGAGGTTAATCTATTTCAAGAGCTTCAAGAGATTCTAAGGCAAAAGTCTACAGCACATTTACCCTCTGGTTGGTTAAGCTATAGACCTTATTATACTTCTTCGAGCCTAAGTGAGTCCTTTTACACGCAAAATCCTACAGGCTCAAAACCTGAGGTGGCTTTAGTTAATGGGTGGCCTATACACATTACTAATACAAAGACAGCATTAAAACATGTTAATAAAATAGATTTATCTCAAAGCGGGTTAAACTCTGGGTCCCGTGTAGATGGTGTGTTTTTAGAAGTGTGGAGATCTTTAATTTCTCCCGGTGAAAATGATGGTATCAATAAGCCAGACTCCATTACTAAAGTAGGTGATATTAGAGATATTTACATGTATAATGACAGCGTAGGTTGGGCGTGCGGAGAGAACGGTATAATACTCAACACTACCGATGGCGGTAATATATGGAATTCACAGGAGAAGCCTGTAGACACGAACTTTAATGCTATAAAATTTCAAACCTCTGACTTAGGCTATATTGTAGGAAACAGCGGCAATATAATTAAGACTAATAATGGCGGGGATTCCTGGAATATTGTTTTTAATGATGTAAGTTCAAATCTAAATGACGTTTATATTATTGAGGATGGTAGAGTGTGTGTAGTGGGAGATGACGGTACAGTGCTGCTATCTACAGATGGTACTCTTTTTAACTCTATTACAAGCGTAGACGGGGTAACAGATAATTTAAAAAGTGTATATTTTTATGACTCCTTTGTAGGCTGGGCATGTGGAGAAAACGGGTCACTCATAAGGACCTTAGACGGAGGTCTGTCGTGGACAAAAATAATTGTTAAAGATAGCCTTACATCTTTAAATGTTAACGTAAACCTAAATTCTTTAGGATTCTTTACAGTTAATGACGGAATAGTGGTAGGTGATAACGGTACTATACTTAAGAGCACCGATAGCGGATCTACTTGGACGTGTGTCTCTGATAGAATTTTTTACGGAGGGTCTTATAAGAGTTTAAATGAGATATATGTTAATAATACTAATACTTTAACAAAAGTTAATATAAGGAAAGAGTTTCCTATTGAATTTTCTATCGGAGCTTATCCGGGTAATAAAAGGTACTTTAACAATTTTAAGTATCAAATCTCTCCCTCAAATTATCCTAACTCTTTAATTTTAGAATATGATGGAATATTGGACGGGCAAAGCTATAGAAATGTTCTTAATTTAAGTCTTTACGAGAACTCCGATGAGCTAAAGAACGCCATTGACTCAATAACGAGCCCATACAAAGCGGAAGATGTAACTCTTCCAGAAGCCTCTAGACAAAAAATTAGAGTTTTTACATCAACAGTTAATTACGTACCCGTGACTCTTTCTGATTTAAGGTCTGGCTCAGGTTCTTTTACTTCGGACAGTGCGGCTGTTATAGATTTTTCGTTAGAGGATAAAGCTTGGATAACAGGTACCAACGGAATTCTTTTAAAAACTAATAATAGTGGGTCTAAGTGGGAGACGGTGTCCACTGACTATGGAAATTCTTTTAATAGCGCTTTTTACGTGACAGGTACTTTAGGATGGTATGTATCAAATAACGGGGTAATTTTAAATTATAATGCAGGAATTTTTTCTGAACAGTCTACAGATTTAGTGTATAAAAGTTCAGGAAGAGTATACCCAGAAGGTAACATAGAGTCCGAGGCAGAGGAATACCTAATAGACAATATTATTAATCCTTTGGTAGGGGTAGAGACTACTAAAAGAATGCAGATACAGTATAGGATAAGGAGCGTAGAGGGTGTTGACCCCTTTAATTTCCCTGAGGCAGGTTTAGGCGCTGACTATATATACAGCTTAGGACCTAACACTACAGAGTCTAGTGCAGGAAATTATTTCTTTCAAAACATGGGAACTGAGAACGGAGATTATGGTTTATGGAGGTCTCGCTGTAAAAACACGGTCGACGGGTACGCTTATGCAGTGCCTATGTTTTTTGTAACAAGAAGAAATTTATCCCCCTTCGATCCTAACTCTAACATTAACGGGTCTACCTATGAAAATCTCGGGGCTATACGACCTGATCTGCAAACCTACCAGGAAATTAGAGAAAGAGATATTGTAGATATACGTAGAAAAATTAACATCAATTCCTACAGTCACCTATTAGAAAAAGATTTTAATAATCTTTTGGATAATAGTCTTTATACCAGTATATCAAACAGAAGCCAAGAGGGTAGTCAATACGGTACTTCTGTGTTTACTGTGGATACGTATGCAGGAGCCACTCAAATAGGACCATTATTAAATGGGCAAGTAACTTCTGAAGCTTCTCTTGTAGAGCGAGTTAGGGATGTACCAGCGGATCCTACTCCTACTCCTACAGAATTAACTTTTGGCCCTATACAGAAGGGGCTTTTTCATAACGATCCTTCTTTTTACTCCGCTCAGGCAGTAAGAATAGTAGAGAGTACAGAAACTGTTACAGAGGATGTAGAGGGTGTTTTTGAAGGTTTAGGAACAAGCAGTGTTACCTTTACTATAGATCAAAATTATACGCCTACAGGTGGGACAGATAATGTTGTTTACAGATTAAAAGCAACTTATCTAGATTATAGCGGCGTAGGTCTTAAGAGAGTTCCTAAGATACCTCTAGGTATAACGTATGTTCCTGGTGATGTTACTAATAAGCTTTACTATAGAGGTATAAATAAAAACATTTCTAGTGAGATTATAGAAGAGTTAACCGAAAGGGTCTCTGGTTATAAAGACTATACAGTAATAAATTCTGCTATTGATACAAGAAACTCTGATGAATTGTCTCTGTACCAGGACGCAGGAACCGCCTCGGAAACAGACCCAGACTACAATAGGTCTATAAACAAATTCAGGGAGCAGCAATTTAGAGGCTCATTAATAGAGTACCACTACTTTACTCGTGTAGAGAGTTCTACAAAAATTCTTAAGGTACCTAAGAATATTAACGAGTACTCTGTATTTGCAGTTAAAGATATTCGTAATGTTAACGGTTCTCAGTATAGGGTAGCTACAACTTTTCAAGATTTTAAAACGATAAGAGATAGGGAAGAAACGGTAGAATCTACTACCGATGATTCTAATCTTATAGTATATCTTGATGATGCCTACATAATTCCTGCTGGCAGCATAGTTGAAGTAACTTTAGAGGTTATGACGTTTCCTAGTGATAATGTTCAGGCTAATTTAGGCATTACTGTATCTAACAAGGGAGAGAATATAGGGGCCTATAGGGCTGGTTATGTTTCTAACTATGGGGTTACCTCTAAGGGTATAACAGGATTTTATAAATCTATTATGTATCCTGTTAGTGGTTTAGCTCTTCAAGATAATGATGTAACAAATGTAGTTACTGTAGACCTCCTAAACCCGGCTTCTGGTTTAGAAGAATTAGCTAATGGTATAGTATTGGGGGTAAGCTCTTTTCCTACAAGGGAAAAAAACAGACAGATGTATTTATGGTATCAGGCAGAGAGTAGCATGGATTATTATGCAGCAGTACCTATATCATCGGTAGAAAATTTGGGGACTTCAATAGTAACGGTTAATATAGATTCTCGGGTCAATCTTAGAAACGGTACAGCTTATATACCTATAATAGTAAAGCAATTTAGTTTGCCTAGTCTTCAAGATGCTACAAACACAACTGCAAATGTTTTTTACAAGTATGTACCTTACCAGAGTGTAAAAGATCTACCTGAATCCATGACCGTAGAGATAATAAAGGGGTCAGACTTTGTTTATGTGTCTAATTTGGGTACGGGGAGTAGTAGTGTAATTATCCCTGAGCCTTACGAGAGTCCTATAGAGCATATAGCTGTAAACGATAATAGTTTTTTAAATGATAATATTTTTTCTAATATAGACGACATAGACCTCATTAACTTTACAGTAGAGACAGGATTCATAAAGTTGCCTGCTACTATTTCTAATAATTATAGTGGGGATATTATTTTTTCTTCTCCTAATAATGTAGGAGATAGTTTAGGCAGAACTTTTTATGAGGAAGCTTCTAAAGACTTAATATACGAGGCATTACCTTTATCAATAAGTACTCCTAGAAAAGTATTTGTTCCCGTATTAGGCAGAGTTCGTTCTGATATAACTAAACCTTTTTTAAGAGGTGAATTAGTATTAATCATAATTTCTAAAGTATACAAAGCTAGAAACGAGAATAAAGTTGGTACTTTCACAGATAATGGAGAAGAGTACAGAACAGGATTTTTTGAAGAGGCAGATACGGCTATAAATATTTATCGACTTACAAATAAACCTCTTGTAAGGATGTAAAGGCTGCTATGGAGCTCAAAATAACAAATAACAATTCTATTATTAAAAAAGAGACCTCTACAGGGGTACAGTATCTTGCTAATATAGGCACTATCGTATATAATAATAGATTTATTAAAATTAACAACTTGGTCATACCTATTTTAAATAGGGACTTTTTTACTCTCCCAGAGGATAAAGGTAAGTATGCTGTTGTAAATGTATACTATCAATTAAAGCCGGTTCAGTTCGTATACCAAAAGGTAGGACTCTACACCCGTTATGTTTCTAGGGCTTCTGCCCAAGCTTTTAGAAATACTATTCCTATAGCACAATTTGTTCTAAAGCAAGAGTCTAAAAGTTATGTGGTAGACCATGTGAATGAATTTTCACAAATGTCTACTTTTTCTATAAGCAATAGCTTGGTGCAAGGAGAAACAGGAGTAAAAGGTTTACTAGGAGAAACAGGAGCTCAAGGAGAGACAGGAGCTCAGGGGGAAACCGGACAAGACGGGTTACAAGGATTAACGGGTTTACAGGGTATAACAGGCTTTGGCATTTCTGGGGATACGGGTCCAAAAGGGGAGACAGGATATTACCCTGATGAAAGACTACAGCTTTATCTAAAGTTTAAAGCTAATGACTTTGACTTAACTGATTATTCTATCTACGAAAGAAGTGTGCAGTGGGGACTGTCTGGAGGAGAATCTTATTTTATACGTGAAGAAGGTATAGTAGATTATGCTCATAAGGTAGTATATAACGGCGGTTACTCTGCTTATAAAAGAAATATGTTTTTACCTTTTGGAGAGTCTGGAGCTATTTACTATCCTTTTGGTATAGGAGGTAGCATAACAGGAGCCCAAGGGTATACAGGAGGTACTATATCTGCTTGGGTTAAGCTAGAGCAAGTTCCTTTACCAGATTTTTCAGTAGAGACTATAGATGCAGTAAATTATATATTTAGATTTGTGGACAACTCTAAATTTTTCCCAACCTCTTGGGTTTGGGATTTTGGGGACGGTGGGAGCTCTACTAGTCAAAATCCTCAGCATAATTATGCAACTACTGGAGATTATATAGTAAAATTAACAGCAACAAACTTAGCCGGTACCAGCTATGTTTATAAGCTAGTAACAATAACAGGCGCTGATATTTGGGACACAATACTGGAGTTTTAATAAATGTCTAGTTGGTATATAGATTTAAATGGTTTAAATGCTACGGGAGCTAATAGCACTGATAACCCCTATAGTGCAGATCAATTTTTTGATCTGTTACAGGGTATCGTTGTTAACGGTTATTCTTCTGCTGATACGGATAGATTCTTTTTAAAAGGGTATTACTACAATCCTTCTTTAGTAAGAGATTCTTTACTTAATGTATCAGTACTTGCCTGGAATCTTTTAGAGTTTGGTCCTTGGGTAATTGATTCTCCATTAGAGCTCGATTTAGGATTAGTGGATTTTGAGGGCGGGGTCATAAATCTAAATACCCCAGATTTGTGTAGCATAGAGGCTTTAAGAAATGTTATGCTTATCGCTCAAGATACGGACAGTAAGTTTACTTTTACGGGCGGTCTTTGCGAAGGAAGTACTCTTATAACAAAAGGTACTGTAGGGGCTATTTTTGCTTCTTCTACTTTTACGCTAAAAGATAGTACTGTAATATGTGAAAATCCTATAGAATCTTTAATAGCAACTACTGTTAATGTGAATAACTGTGTAGTTAATTTAGTGGACGGTACCGGAGCATCAGAATTTTACGGGGGCACTAACATTACTAAGGGTACATCAGACGATACGCAATACGGATGGACCGCCCCCTTATATTCAAGGTTACCGTACACAGGTAACACACCATCGACAAGAGATATAAATACCCTACTATCAGAGCAAATTCTCATAACTCCTCAGGGAGTATCCTCGTCAGTCCCTAACTATACTACAAGTTCTGTTACAGTAGAGCTATCTGACGGAGATCATACAGGGTACGAGCAAGGACTACACGGAGAAATAAGAGAAGTTGATAGTGGATCTGTTACAAATAGGAAATATGCTTCTAGCGGTATAGGTGCATGGTGGTTTAGCCAGGAAGACATGGAAGTAGACGATATTAAATCTACAGAAGATGCTGTTTTTATAGCATTCTCCGGAGGAGCTTATTACAAAAGGTCAGCAGACCAAAATTCTGCTTTTTTTAGGTCTGGCTCCCTCTACAAAGGTACAAGCACCTTCCCTAGTTTTAGCTCTGCCATTACGGTACCTGGGGTAGGAGATCCATACTTTAATAAGGCTAATTTTTCTACGTGGGTAAGAACAGGAGTAACAGGTGTTAAACTTTGGGAGCTTACAGATAGTACAGGGACAATTACCTACTCAAAAATAGAGATTACAGGCTCTAGCCAGCTTACAGTATCTAACTCAAATACAGTTACTCTTACGCACGATATAACAGATACTACATGGCATCTAATTACAATGACAGTAGACCAAAATAATAGCTATTACGTAAAAGTTTATGTAGATAAAACTTTACTATCTGCCTCTAATTTCAGGTTTGAGCTTAGTTCAACAGGTTCTAATTATAGGATTTATATGCCTAGGATAGAATCCGCAGGTAAAGTTGTGGAAATTTCTAAACCAAGGTTTGCTATTACACAAGAGGTTTTAACAGCTCAAACAGTAAACTCTATCTATGATCTAGAAATAGGAGAGTTGCCGGTATGAGTGAACGGTTGGTAGCCATGATACCACTTAAAGATGGGCATGCTATTAGGAAAGAAATATACGAAGGATTGTACAAGCAAACAGTAGACATAGATATAATGACAGTATCCAGGCCTATGAGTAGCAGATATGGTAGAGCTAAAGAAGGTTACTTGTCTATGTCGGAATGTAGAAATATAATTAAAAATGAAGCTTTAAAAAAATACGAAGCAGAATATTTTTTGATGCTAAATAGAGATGTCGTCCTAGAGCGGGAGAATGATGTAAAGGATTTAATTAATTTTTTAAAAGATAACAAAGAATTTGCAGCTGTCGCGATAAACACAAGGGCTAAAAAAATTTATAAATTGATTGATAATTTTCATACGGATATTGCATGCATGCTGATAAGAAGAGACGTGTTAATAGGTTTAGAGTTTAATAATGAAATTAGCTGTAATTGTCGGTGTGTCTGTGAGTATATTACAGATATAGGTATGAAGGTTGGGTACATAGATCATAGAAGGTGTTTGGAGATATAAATGTCATCCTATTTTTCAGATTTTAGTAAATCAGGTACCGGTTACTCGGGTACTATAGAAGATCCTTTCTCGTACGAAGATTTTGTTTCTTCTTATAATTCTGTAGGATCAAGCTATTATTATTTTATAAAAGGCAAAGCCACTGTATCTTCATCCTCTACAGCCTTAACAGGAAGCTCCCCTATATGTGCCTGGGATCTTGAAGAGTTTGGGCCGTGGCGTTTAGAGATAACAGATATCTCTAAGTTTATTTCCTCAGGTGAGATCTATGACGGCATTATTATACTAAATCAAACAGGAGATATAGCGCTTGGTGGCTCTAGTTATCAAGATTATTATAATGTTAATTTTTATAGACAGACAACAAGTGCTTCTGATAAACTTACGCTAGGATCAGCTTCTGGAAGGTGTAATTTTTTTAGTAGTACTTTTCAAGTAGATGGTATACTTGAAATAATTAGGGGTAGTTTAAATGAAACCTGTGTTTACGTAGAGAACGGTATAACCATACCTTCTTCTGCGTCTTCTGCGGCTATAAGTCGTTGTACATATAATTATGATACTACAGCTATCACGCCGGACCCAGGATTTTCTGGCTGGTTTAATTTATTTAATAATCAAGACTTTTTTTCCTTTACGCTACTTTCGGACATAGACGATAACCCGGAATTACCTACAGGCATTACTGTTTCTAGTAGCACTTTTAAGACAAAGTTTCATTTCGATGGAGAATTAAAACCAATATCAGTAGGAGCCTTTTATAGTAGAAGTGGGGCTAATACTGAGGTCTATGTGGATTTAGATTCAGGGACTTCTACAGGCACAGGAACGGAGCTCTCTCCATACAACTCAACTCAATTCTATGCTAGTTTTACATCATTTAGTGTTGGGACTAAAGTTAAAATAAGAGGGTTCGATGACTCTTCAGGAAGCATAGCTTTAGTCGCTAACGAGTCTGTATCTTTAGAAAAATGGGGGTCTCTCCCTTGGGGCGTAAAAAGAGACGGTAGTATTAGTTTTCAGAGTACAAAAATAAGTGGGGCTATTATACGTACCGAGGATGATTTTATTTTATCTACTTACGGTATTAATGACTGCTACATAAATGCAAACAGAATAGTTTTTTCCTCGTCTTACCCACGTAATTATTCAGATACCTTTTTTTATTATATAGTAAAAGGAAGCACAATTATAAGTTCTGGGGTTCCTTCTAGGATAGGTTCCTGCTCTACTTTTGAAGTGATTAATATCGTTGACTCATACGTAAAGGACGTAGGACCGTCAGATATTGGTACTGTTGTTTATCTCTATTACAACGCTATAAATTCTGTGTTTAGTTATGTCTCTAATAGTATCGCGGGTTTTTTTGATATTACTGGGAGTCCTGGGGCCAACGAGCTAAATGTGTATGACTCTGCTTTTAATGTAAATGTTTCAGATGTTACATTTAGCACTACCTATACAGAAAATGACTATCTATACCCTTCAGAAATATATACAGTACTGAACGACACCTCTTCTCTATACGCAAATAAAACAGGATACAGTTCTGGTTTGTCGGGTAATTCTAGGTACGGAATGGGCGCTTATTATTTTCCTCCTATTTCAGCTTCTTTTACAGGGGCTCCTACTTCTGGTAGCGCTCCTTTGTCTGTAAGCTTCACGGAGGCTTCTACAGGTATCATACTAAGCTATGCTTGGGATTTTGGGGACACTAACACAGATACTGCACAGAATCCTGTTAATGTGTACTCTTCTAGTGGTACCTATACCGTAACACTTACTATAACTGGTCCGGATGGAACTTCTGACACCTTAATTTTAACGGACTATATTACTGTTGGTTCTGTAAGTCTTTTAGCCGCTTTTTCCGGTACTCCTAGAGTAGGAACAACTCCTCATCAGGTAGTTTTTACAGATTCTTCTACAGGCGGTATTATTACAGCTAGAACTTGGGTATTCGGGGATGGGACAACTCTGACAGGCAATGACACGAGCGTAATCTATACTTATGAAAGTGCCGGTATTTATACCGTTCAGTTAACGGTTACTGACGGTGTAACATCTGATATAGAATCTAAGGTAAACTATATAGCGGTTAATCCAGACATAGCCGAGCCTAATTTAATTATGGCTAAATCAGATAGTAAGGGCGAAGGAAGATACTGGAATTTTTATTTAGACCAAGAGGGACATCTTGTTTTTGAGAATGAGAGGGTGACTTATAGGTCGGTAGATAAGATCATAAATATAAATAATTGGACGTTTGTTCAATTTAATCCAGGGTCTAATAAAATGTACGTAGGGGATCCAAATAATTTTATTAGAGAGATTAATATGATAACTACATCTACATGCTCACCAGAGAGTCCCACAAAAAAGAGGCTTTATTCCGCCCTAAATAGCTCATTTGTGATAGATGAGTTAAAAATTTGGTACGGGGAACAGGACCTTACCAGTTATTTTGCTAGTTTATGGGGCAAAGCTGATGGTTTAAGCGACTAATATTATGATCTATTAATATCTCAGTTCTAATTGATACTTATATTTTATTTATTTGTGGGAGATTTAGATGGTCCTCTCCAAGTTTAGTGGTTCCCCTTTAGCGGGTGTTTACCCTTTTAAAGTAACTTTTTATAATTATTCTGTTAACGCAGATTCATACGTTTGGGATTTTGGCGATGGTAGCACTTCTACAGAAGAGAACCCTTCCCATTATTATGCGGATGAGGGGCAGTACTCTGTTGTTCTAACTGCGACAAACACCTCTACTTTAGAGTCCTCTGTAGCAACAAAAACAGCTTATATTAATTCTTTCGACAATAAGTTTTCACTCAACGAGCATTATGCTGGAACAAGCGCTGAGACAGTCCCATATAAAGCATGTACTGAATTTATTACTATAGGGTGGATAAAATCTCCTTCCTACCAAAACGGTGACTATGTGGTCCCTCTGGCAGTAGAAGATAATGCAGGAGATGTTTTGGAGTCTGAGAGTTCGCTTAAGTTTATGTTGTTAAGAGAGGATGGGGATTATAAGTTTGTTTTTAATAATTCTGAGAGTCAGCTGATAAATAAATCTGTAGGCGTAGATTTAGAGGATAATCAATGGCATTTTTTAAGGTGGGTATGTGTTGATAATATCGGTACTATGAGATATTCTGTAGATGATAAAATAGTGCCTGCTAGAGAAGGTATAGATAGTGAGGGGTTAGAATACTCAATAGCGTATAACCTAGCAGAAAGAATAGGTGGAGGAGACGTTTGGTGCCCTTATGTGTATGAAGCAGGTCAGAGCATAACTTTATATAATTGGAGATTTGCTTTAGGAGTAACTTTAACAGATACTTGGGTTAAAGATTTGATGGACATAGATAAAGAGGAATTAGGTATATAGTATGGCGCAAAGAAGAATATATGTTTTTTTAGACGACAGTTATACAAGTGTAGGTCACGTAGGTACTAGTACTGACCCTTATTCTGCGGAACAGATGATAACTTCTTTATCGAATTCTTCAACAAATAATACTGTGTTTTTATTAAGAGGCACTAAGAATTATAGTACTTATGTTCTTACTTATACCTTTTTTACCAATGTATCTCTTATTGCTTGGGATTTAGACGAATATGGTCCTTGGCGTATAAATATTCCAAGTGTTAATGCTTTCTCTACCTCAACTTATTTAGAGGACGGGATAATTCAGGCTGGTTCTATATATTTAAATGGACCTGTCGGCGCTAAAAGGATGTATTTTGATATTTTGGTAGGAGGCAGTTCCCGCATTAATGGAGATGTTGAAGACTGCACTTTTTATTCTGTGTCTCCATCTATATCCACTAAGGTAGGTTTTTATAGTAGTGTGAATAATATATCTAGATGCGCTTTTATTGGAAAACCTATAGGTATAGAGGGATCTGCTACTCTAAATATAAGTAATTGTATAACTGACCTAGCGGATTCTGCAGCTTTTTTGTTCCCGGGCACTGGGACAATAAACGAGTCTAATATTACTTATGGTTGGACTCCTCCTGTTAAGCCTACTATAACTTCTAAAAACCTCACAGATTTTTCTTTAGGAGGAGGAACTCCTTCTGACATAACATCTATAGGAGGGGTTGGTTATGGGGATAGTTGGGCTAACGGTAAAACATATTATGTAAATTTTAATGAATCTTCAACAGGGAATAACGGTTATTATGGGGAAGATTGTATAGGTTGGGATGAGTTTATAGCTATAACCACAGACGGTCTTACTTTTAAATGTAGAGGATCAAAAACTTTATCTTCTGATTATACTCCTCTCGCTAGTAGTAGATATACTATAGAAGCTTGGAATCTCGGCAAATATGGTCCTTGGAGGATAGATTTTGGAGGATCTTATTCTTTTGATAGCTCCTCAAGCCTGTACGCTACTACAAAAAACGGAATACTCTATAATTTAGTTTCGTCGCTAAATTTGGCAGAAATAGAAAATATGTATGTATACGTAGGTTCTGGTCCTGTCATATTGTATATGTATTTCGGGGACATGGTAAATTCTACTTTGGTGGGTGACGCCTATATCTCAAACATAGCAAGTGACTTAAACGTAGATGGGTGCTTAATAGAGGGGGCTTCTTCTGGTAGTACTTCTGTAAGCGCTCAAAATAATACTACCGTTACTATTTCTAATACTAAATTTGGAGGATCAGACTTTTCAGATATACAAGGGGATCCTTCAGGAACGTATGTTGATGGAGGAGGGAATGAGTATAGCTGGTCTACTCCTTCGCTTCCGTCTTTTTCTGAAATAGATTTAGAGGAGTTCGCTATAGGAGAGTCTATATACGGTGTTATTAATTTTCCGTCTTACTATTATGTGGATATAAGCACAAGTAATGATACTTCGGTAACAGACGGGTCTGACTCTTCTTATCCGGCAACTTACGCTTATCTATCAGATGTAGTATCTCTTAAAAATAGATCTATTTTTTGTGCTAAAGGGTATAGGGATATAACTTTAGAATCAACTGACGATTTAGTGTGGCGTAACGAATTAAATCCTTTTTCAAATAATAAAGTAATTGATTGGGATAACGGTACAAACGGGCCTTGGGGTATTAAAGCAAATAGCGCAACTTTTTCAGGTATTAGTTTATACAATGGAGTAGTATATACGGACACTGATATAAGCCTGTCTGGTTATGTGGTTTATCCTTATGTAGGTAATACAGAAATTAAAGATATGTTCTTTAATGCTTCTGGGCAAGTTAAGGTAGGTTCAGGTAGTAAAGATATAATGGGTTGTAACCTAATTTCCTCTGGGTCTCCTATAGCATTTTTCGAAGAAATCCCTTCTTGGGTAGAAGATGGGTGGGCATATATAGAAGATCCTTTTGCTGGAGAATTTGATAGTTGGTGGAACTCTGAGTTTACTACTGATGCTAATAAGTTTGAGCTTGAGGAAAGGCCTGTGGGTTCCGGTAGTTATGTAGCGGTACAGAATGGGAATACTAGCGTACAACTAACTCCAGCGGGTATTTCATTAACCGGCGATTTTATACTAGAAATGTGCTTTGCTCTAGCAGATGTAAATACAGGTAATATATCTCAAAAAATATTGGTTATAAATTCTTCTACTGATGCTGTAGAAACAGGATTCACGTACGATCCAGGTACTTTAACTTTTGATAATATAGGCTCTGCTACAGTAAGTTATTCTCCTTTTAGAAAAGTCTATTGTAGGCTTACTCGTACTAGTGGTGTTATTACTGCAGAGTATTCTGTAGATAATCCTTATGACTGGATAGCAGTGACCGGGTCCCATAGTTACTCAGATGCTTTTTATTTAAATGCTGAAGGTGCTGATAATCACGGTATGGGGTGTTTTAAGTTTCAAGCAGAAGGTGTTACTCCCGGAGATTCTAGTAGTTTTCCTTATGGTTCAAAAGATAGCGACACGGATATACTAGATTCTGTTATTGATACTCCTGCGGTTACACCCGGTTCCTGGACCTACAATTCAATAGATTTACAAGATGTAGCTCAAACAGACACGACATGGTCTGGAACAGGAATAACATATACAGGTACTAATCAACAAAATTTAGGAATATCGTGGCCCTCTTTTACTTCTATTATCTCCGATACAAAAGAAGGCTTTTCTTACATTAGGATAGGTTCTAGTATTTCTATCCCTGGGTCTGGATCTTATACAAACTATCCTGTAGGTTTGTGGGGTGAGTCTAGAACTGGTGTTGGAGCATTTTATTTCGGGTTAGTTTTAAGCCTTAAAGGGGATGCTACAAATTTTATTTACAAAGATGTAGATAATGAGATAGTAGCTAAAGCTACTTTTGGAGGGGCTAATTATGCTGTAAATGTTTCGTTTGAGCCCCTATATGATACGGGAGCTACTTCCTGGAATTGGGACTTTGGTGATGGCGGTACTTCTACTACTAGAAGTCCTACGCACGAATACGTAGGAGAGGGAGTTTATACTGTTTCTCTTTATATAAATGGAGATACTGGAACAACCGAAACTAAAGTAGGATACATTGTAGTTGTAAAAGAATTAAGTTATAGTGTTATAGCTTACCCTGATGCCTGGTACGGGGGTGTGCCTAAAACTTTTGATATCGGGGTAACAGGAGCTACTAGACCCTTAGACCCTATACCAGACCCTCCGTATGAGGCTTTCTCCTGGGATTTAGGTAATGGAGATACTGATTCTAATGTTACGGGATTGCAGTATAGTGGGTACCTCACTGAAGGTACTTATACGGTAGAAGCTATTGCTAGAGATATTGGAGTGTCTGGATTAGACTACACTAAACAGACTGTATCCTCGTCAACTGAGTTAGTAGTTATCGGTCTTACTATAACTGTTAACCCTAATGCTTTGTACATAAATAATCCAGTATCCTACACCACTACTATTTTAGGAGGACCTCCTAACACTTTAAAGTGGGATTTTGGGGATAGTTCTCCGGTCCATTTTAAAGCAAATCCAGGAGCTACTTACAGCGTTAGTCATACCTTTACTACCGCAGGTATTTTTGATGCTGTTTTAACCTTAGATGAAGGTTTACCTACGGAAGCAGTTTTTAACTATAATGCGGGAGATTCAAATCTTTCAGAACTAAGAGTTTTTGTGTCTGACTTAAGTCTTGATTTTACAGTTACCCCAGATAGCGGCAAGACACCATTTACTGGATTATTTACAGATGCTAGCATAGGGTCTCCAACAGGTTGGGAGTGGGACTTTGGGGATGGTTTTACAGGTGCTACTATAAGTTCTACTATTCTACACACATATACGGGAGTAGGGGTGTTTAATCCTTTAATGACTGTATATAATATATATGGGTTTAATGCAAGTGTATCTAAAACTGTTACCGTAACGGACGCTCTTGAAATAAGCATAGCTCCTACTCCTGGGAACGTACCACAAACTTTTATTATTACTCCTGTGAATGATTCTGGTATAGTACAATGGGATTGGGAAATTATTTATGATGATCCTAGTTTAGGAGAGATTGTTGTTTTTTCAAAGAGTACGACTGATCCGCTGGATAAAGTTTTTACACAACAAATATTGGCTCCTGCAACCTATAGCATTAAACTTGAAGCTACCGATACGGAGAGTACAGTATACACAGTAGTAGAGCCTTTTACTGTGGTAGAGGATATATACATATTTGCTTCTACTTCTTCAGGAGAAGCTCCTCTAACGGTTAATTTTTCATTACTTAATGGACAGCCAAGTACTATAAGTGAAGTGCAGTGGGACTTTACAAATGACGGTGTAGTTGACTCTGAGGAGTTTACACCTAGCTACGTGTACAGTAACATCGGAACTTATACAGTATCTGTAGATATTATATGGTATTTAAACGTAGAAGAAACTTCTTTAATAACTGTAAATAAAACGGCTCAGATAACTGTTGGGTCTTCTGACCTAAAGATAGGATTTCTTGCGACTCCATCTACAGGTAAAGTTCCTTTAACTGTGCTATTTAACGGTATATCTAATAACTCGGTAGCTACTTGGGCTTGGGAGATATCTGGTATAGGTACGGTTTCTAGCGCTCAGACTTTTTCTTACGTATTTAATAATACAGGCACCTACAATGTTACGCTTACTGTAGTTGACTCTTTTAGCCAAACAGAATCCGTAACAAGGTCTATTATAGTTACAGATACAACCACTACAATAGACAGCTCAGTAGATGGCACAGACATAGAAGCTTCAGCAGCAGTTTTTAAGGGGTCTGGGTCTTTAACTGAGTGTGAAAATGGAGGTGTTACAGTTTATATACCATTAGGCTCTAATGAGATTTCACCTTCAGGTTTTGTCCGTAAAAAAGGACCTTCTTTGATATTTGATTAATAGGAAGATAATATGATTAAGATTAATAATAATTTAATAACTGGTAAAAAAGTAAGAGCTATATCAGAGGATACCGTTAACATAAGCTCTGGTTCTGTTGTTATTGATAATAAATGGGTATCTTATAAGAGTATAAATTATAAGATAAGGGACTATATAAAGGATGTAGTAGTTTCCCCTCGTACTAGATTTTTCTTAAACAGAAGCTATTCCGTGATGCTCGTTATAGGAATAGATAGCTTTGGTACGATTAGAACGGCAGAAGGTACTCAAGTTAAGTACTCTTCTAATAACGGAGTGCCTGTTCCGGCAATCACAACTTTTTTACCTTTTGTAGGGATTATACTTGTACAGGATGGAACTAACGATCTTAATTCATTTAAAAGTATAACGGACTCAAGTATTGTTGTCTTTTCAGGCGCGGGTAATATAAAAGACAAGAATATAGTTGGTACACAAGGTATGAGCGGTATAGAGCCTGGAGATACAGGTCTTAGAGGAGTAACAGGGGTAATAGGGCAAATGGGACCCTGGGGGATAACAGGGCATATAGGAGAGACAGGAATAGACGGTATAGGTGCCCAAGGAGAAATAGGGGAGCAAGGATTGACTGGTGTTAGTTGGACTATTCATTTTCCCTTTCAATCGTTTAGTTAATAATCTTATAATAATTTAGGTTTTAATATGGGACTTAAAAGAATAGAAAAACAAAGCTTCGGTTTAAAGGAAAAAGATAGAAATGTATATGGAGATAGTGTGTACACTATCAAAGGCGGCTCTACCTTAGTAAATAACCGTTGGATTTTTTTCAACGATCTAAAAATAGATGTACAGCAAACAGTAACAAACTACATGAAGACTCTCTCAAGTAGAATCTTTAATGAAGTAAATGGAATACTTTATGCTCTTATAGTTTTGACGGATAAGGGTCAGATAGAAGTTGTTCCCAGTATTTCTTACAATAAAGTGTCTTCGGGCGAGATTAGAGTCTTTGCTAATATCTCTGGGAAGGTTCCTTTGCTGTTGGTTAAATTGACTCAAGATGGTACTGCTGGGTTGACAGGTATAAAAAGAGTAAAACCGGAAGATATAGAAGTATATAAGGGTTATGGGAATTTCACGTTAGAAGGCCCTCGCGGAGAGACAGGACCAAAGGGTGAAACAGGTTATACAGGTATAACAGGTATATTAGGTGTAACAGGTATAGAAGGAGTGCAAGGTAGTAGGGGCCATACAGGACTTCCTGGAGTAGGGATAGTAGGAGAAACAGGGCCTCGTGGCGCTGAGGGAGAGTCCGTGCCGAAGCCTACGATAGTAAGGCAAGTTAAACCTGGTTCTGAGTTTTCGGGCACACCCTTATCGGGTAGTGCTCCGTTAGCTGTAGATTTTACAGATTTAAGTGCTGGTGAAAGTTTAGAGGAGTACGATTGGACTTTTGGGGATGGTCGCGGTTCTTCTGAGACAGGCCCTCAAAATATCTACACGACTCCTGGAACATATACTGTTTCGTTAAAAGTTGCTAATGAAGCCGGTGAAGATATAGAGGTAAAGGTAAACTATATAGAAGTGGAGTAGGATTCCTTTTTATAAAATTTTTTTATTATATAGCTAATAATACTATAGAGTTTATTAAAAGGTAGAAGTTAAAAGATATTTAGGTACAAATTTGATAGAAGTTTATAACTATCTAAACAGCATTGTGAAGAGCGTAAATGGATAATAGTACACAGAATAAGGTTGAAGGACAAAGATTTGGCACAGGAGTAGAGTACCAGAAGAGTCTATTGAGTAGAGTTCGTACTATTCAAGCTAGTATGCTTGATAAGCTGCCTAGTAACTATACTAGAAGTACAAACACTAATCTAGCTGAATTCTTTAGATCGGTGGCAGAAGAATTTGCTCGTTTTGAGTTTTCCTCTTCCGAAGTCAGTGATGATAAATTTCACACTGAAACCAGGGCAGAAAATCTATTTTTGGTTCTTGGTGATATGCTTTTTCTTGGTGAGCGCTCTATAAACGAGAATCTTGCGGATACCGAGTATCGAGACTTTTTAATAAATGTTAGGAATGGATATTTTGGAGGCAGCCGTCCGGATAATCTAGAAGCAACAGTATCAGACATATTAAGCCTTCCTGTAATTTTAAAAGAAGTTTATCTTTCTCTTAGAATAAAAAAAACATCTTATACAGTTAAAGACACGCATAAAATGTTTTTTGATATTGCTATGGACAACGTAGGTAGTTCTAGTGACATTGGCTCTATAATAAGTGACTTAAAGTTTTTCCTGGATTTAATAAGACCAGCACACGTCCTCTATGACACAAGATTAGTATGGACAGAAAATATTGATAAAAGAGGAGATTGTACTCCTGAATATGAGACTAATTCTAGTAGCGAGATAGTTTATTATTCTGATAAGATGTACGTCGTAACTTATGTTGCCTCTAGAGTTTATCTTACGGCAGTAGAGACAGGGCAAGAGGGGTGGAGTACTGGTGTCTTACACTCTATAGACCTGGACACAAGAGTTATAAAACTTACAAACAATAAGATAGTTGTTTACACAAGCAGTACAAAGTTTTACAGTAGAAACGCGCAGGGAAACGATTCTCTAATAAGTCCTACAGTGTTAGAAATAGGGGATGAAATTAAATATTTCGCAACAAAGGATTCTTCGTCTACTTCTACTTTAATATCTTCAGAGTGGGAATATACAGGGACAATAAGTTCTATAAACAGTACCGACGAAGTAATAACTTTATCTGACTCTTCCAGCGTTGTTTATAATAGCAACACTCTAGTATATACAAGAGACGGAGACGGCGAGTATAGAATAAATTTATCAGATTTATACCCTAGCAATGAGCTAATATTTAAGGGTAAAAAGTATACGGAAACTTTTGACTTTTATAATATCCCTGAACAAGTACAGGACAACAGCTATAAACAATTTGACCAAGAGATTATTGACCTGCCCTATTTTCAAAAAAATGTTAAAAAAGTTTTAAGTACACGGGACGGGTTACCTGAGGGTTATCATGTAATAGTTGAGGATGGAGTCGTAAAAGTAGTTGACGTAGAAAGTAGGTTTTACGCTAGAAAAGACACTAAAAATTTTATAGAAAAACAAGTATATATTTATAGCCTTTTTATTGATGATACTTTTCAGTCCGGAGCTCAATTTTCTATAACAGAGCCGCAGGAGCCTATCTCTAGTTCTCAAGCTAAAGAAATATTTATTAATCAATATGGTTACTCTGAACTAGAAAATTCTAGTACCAATTATAGTATAAGAGTCTCTGAAACATCAAAACTTTTCGATTCCACAAATAACTCTATTATAGAATCAGTTGAGGAAGAAACACAAGCTTGCGATAGAGACGCAGAATGCCAGCTTATTCCCTTTTATGAAGACACAAGAAAATATTGGTCGTGGCCAGAGGTTAGATTAACTTCTGGGTTTATAGTATTGTTTCAGGACTGGGATATTCAAAACAATCCTGGAGAGGAAAACGTACCAGCTTATTACGCTATATCCGAGGACTCAGACCAATACGTAATGCCTTTACTTCCAGTTTTAGACTCAGCAGGCAACCCTGCTTCTGAGTCAGATCTAATAGTCTATGTGAATGGTTTAAAGGTAGATGATTCTATATTTTCCCTGGATCCTTGGACGGGAATAGTAACTTTTAATTTTTTGCCGCCTTTTAATAGCACAATAAGAGTAGACTATTATTACGCGGATAGGTACCCTAAGCCCAATAGTTATATAAAAGAGTTTAGGACAGAAATACAGGATGCTCCTGGAGATAACAATTTAGGGGCAGAGTATACAATAATAGGAACTGATGTTGTTATAAATAAACTTTTATGGCCTTTTAACGTAGAAGACCCAAGTTTATCCGGGGATACTCTAGATCATCAAGTGAATAAGTTTCCTATAATGACCAATAAGGGTAAACTTGCTACAGCTAGCGACGTAGTTGTGTCAGTAGGGTCTTTAGTAGAAAACGGTAATTTAGTAATTACTAGGGGATCAAATATAGTTGTCGATACTTCAGCTGATTTTTCTTCGGTTGCTGTAGACGATACAATAATCATAACAGCTGTAAATTATTTAGATAGCACTCTAGTATATACTGTCGAAGAAGTAATAGACTCTAATACCATACTACTTAGCTCTGAGTTTCCTCCAGCAGATCTTGTGCCACCCAATAAAGGATCTGATATATTCCCTTATAGGATTATAAATTTTTTAGAAGTTGAAAATGCTGTTTTTTCTATCAAACCTTTATTAGGTCATATTAGATTAAATTTTATACCTCCATCATGCAGTTTTTTAAAGTTTGATTTTTACTATACGCATTATAATCGTAAGTATGTCATGACCCCGGACGAATTAGAGGGTTCTATACCTGATACAGTATTTAATTCTTATGACAACTACACCATCATACCTGATTTAAGTCCTACGTATAATTCTTTATATCCATACACAGAAGATGAGACAGTCCTTAAAATAGGGTATAGGTACAGAGTCTTTAATCTTTCTAATTCTTCTGTTTTAAATTCTTCTGACACTTTTTCTTTAAATTCTTTTGAAAAGCAAGGAGCTCAAGGTTCTTTTAAGAATAATAGCGGTAATTTAAATGAGTTTGAACTTATGTTTAGTCCGGAGTATTTAGAGGACACAGATAATAATATAGTACTTAATGATAAGTATTTAGATAAAAATATCCCTGCGAGCACTCAACTGTATAAGGGCACTCCTCCTTTTGTACAGACATATAACGATGACGCTCACTTTGTTTATTCTGAGTATCCTGACACTCCTGTAAATACGTATGAGGGTCAAACCGCTGCGCATAAAGATTTACAGGCAGGTTTTACTATTATAGGCCAAGACAAGTCGGGGGATATAGAATACAATAGAGTCTGTGACTATAAAACTCATAGAAACATTAATTTATACTCAGACCTAGAAATAAAAAAGTTTAATAGTTCTGGCACAGACCTACCTCTTTCTACTATAAATGAGGGAAGTAAAACTTTACCTATCTCTACAACAATGATCGAACAGTATTATCCTAATAGAGAGTTAAGAGTAAATGATTATTTAGACTTTGTAAATAAGGTTCCGGATGACCTTAAATATGGTTCTGTAAAGTTACTAGGGAGTAGTAGGATAATAAAATCCAGGTTAACAGATTTAAGAAGTACAAGAAGAGGTGACACAATAACTGTCAAAAATGTTGCAGTTATTAAGTGGGACCCGATTACTCTGTCTAATAGAGTATTTTACGAAGACCAAAGGTATGTTATAACAAATATTATTGATCATGAGACCGCAGAGATAAACAAACCGTTTAGCGGTGCTAGTAATGAATATAATTTTGAGCTTGAAAGGGATGTAGTCTTTAACGTCGATGTTAGGCTTAATGAAGTTCAAAGGAAGCTTGTACTTAATGGTCTTATCTCTCACTCTTACTCTTTGCCTGACAGCCTGTTACAACATTATCCAGGGTATGGAGATACAGGTATTAATTTTGTTTTGAATTTTTCAGATCCGGATCCAGACCCATACCCGCGTAATCCAGATAACCCAGAAATTACAGGGCTTCCTACTGGAGATCCTAATACTTTATTTACTGATTATACGGGGCAAGAAACTCAAGTGCCTTTGACATCAGAAGTAATATATACTGATGGTTCAACTTACGCAACAGGGATTAGTGGCTTTACTGGGCCTAGTGGTGCAGTCGATTTAGGATTAACCGGTCCTGTAGGAACTCCTAACCCCAGGGTACCTTCTTTAGATAACGATCCTGTTTATAATATTCCTTCTGCTGAGAGTGGCATATTTTTATCGTATAGTGAGTCTGAATATCGCGTTCAGTGGAGGAATTGGGATCAGGATATGCTTATTATTGGTTTTGGAGAGACTGGAGCAGAAACTGGACAGCAAGGTATTTTAGTAGAAGATCCTGTAAACATGTTAGATGACATAGGTGAAGGTATTAAAAGGAGTTTCTGGAGCACAGATAACTATGACGCAGGGGCAACGGGGATAGTTGATATGTACTTTTTTGGTTCTGTTATTGAAAGCTCTGAAAGCGTGGAAGCATCAGTACCTAAGGCTACCTACAGCGATGCTCTGGTACCTCTAAACAATTACCAGGCTAGGGTAATATCATCGGCATATAGGGAAGGATTAGATCCTGTAGTTGAGTATCCTGAGTTTAATTTAAATGACACCAACTACGAGCATCGCCAACTTATAATTCGAGAGTTGTTGCACGACAACAGCTTTAGAGTAACTGAAATACGGCAGTATGAACCGATATAATTGTGAGAGTCTAAAGCTCAATCATAATCTATTAATAATTCTAGCTATTATAAGGTTTATACCCATATTTAAATAACAAACTTTTAAGAGGAAACAAGTATGGCAATTTTTAAGGAAAGAATCCAAAGATTTTTTAATTTAATGAAGATGAGCCCTACTCTCAAGTATGAGGACGATTCTACAAAATTAAAAGGAGAATTGTACCTTAAAGCCTATGAGAATGGTGAACTAGTCCACGAGTACCGTAAATCTAATATTATAGTAAACACAGCATCTATACTAATAGCTAGATTGTTAAAAGATAACTCAGAGCCTACCAACGGTATTTCTTATTTAGCTGTCGGTAGCGGCAATTCTTCCTGGCAGTTATTAGACCCTCCTGCTCCTACAACTTCTCAGACAAGACTTGAAAACGAGTTATATAGAAAATCCATAGACTTAGCAACTTTTGTAGATCCAGATACTGGTGAGCCTACAGAAACTCAAACCAATATTGTGGATTATTCTATTTCTTTTGGGGAGGCTGAGGCTGTAGGGCCTATAATGGAGCTATCTTTGTTTGGTGGGGATGCTACAGAAGAGCCTAACAGTGGTACAATGGTTAACTGGAGGACTTTTCCGGTTATTTCAAAAACAAATACTATGACCCTTACTGTAATTTTTAGGATAACTTCTTAATGAAGCATTTAATAAAAAGGATATCTGTACTAAATTCAGAAGCTATAGGTTATTCATCTATAGGGGGAAAAACTTTTAATCTTATTAGAAAAGGAAACTCTATTAAGGGTTTCCTTGATGGGTATGAGGTTTATAGCATATCAGAGAAAGACCCTCGGTTTAAAGAGGCGGGCATAGTTATAGCTTCTGTATTAGATTATATGTTTAAAAGTAGCGAAGATAAAAAGATTAGACTATATAAAAGTGAGTGGAAAAATATAAAAGAATCTTCTGTAAATTTGTTAGAAGAGATAATCCCCAACCTTAACGATAGTGTAGGAAATCCTGTAGTTATAATAAGAAATAAACCTAAAGAAGAGAGAGATATTAGATTGAGGGCTGCTTCTGGTTTTTCGGCAGAGGGTTGTATACCAACTGAAATTTTAATGAATAATTTAGAGGTGTTAAAAAAGAAAATATCAGCTTTAAGCTCTGATTTAGAAGAATCATTAGATGTAGCTAGTACGTTTACTAGAAGAAAATTAAAAGATAGTATGTGGGGAGCAAAACCTATGCAACAAATTTTAGACAGTTTACGCTCCGAGTTTTTAAATAAATGTTGGAATCAGGCGTACGTTAGTTTGGAATTAATTGAAAAATCAATTGATAGGTTAGTCTATAAATTTAAAAGTATATTCGATGAAGAGTGTTTTGAAGAAAAGAAAATGGTGGTGGGAGTTTTGATCCCAGACATAATTGAAAGCTACGCAAAAATAAAAGACGTAGTAATTAGATTAGTCACGCTACTGGCCCCGTTGATTCTGATGGATAAAACATTTACGGAGAAAACAAGTTATCCCGCAAAATTTTTTATATCTGATGAAATAATTGAGCAGACTCAGAATAGATTTAATGTTCTTATAAAATTTTTATGCCTTTCTCCTACTATAGAGTCTAAAGTATTAGACCCGCTAGATTTTGTAAGATTGCAGATGTTAAATGAAATAAAGGGATCATAAGATGAGTGATAATTTTGGCTCTGGTCAACCTAGGGTATTAAGCACAGAAGATAGAAGTTTAGATAATATAGTTTTTCAATATAAAACTCCTCCTCTTTCTTCTGAGTGGAATCTTATTAATCAAATAGGTAATCAGAAGATAAAAGATGCTGTATCTTCTTTTACTCCTTCCGGTTGGGTGCAAGTAGGGGATGTAAAGTCTTTAGAAGATATGAGCGTCTCTGAAACAAATGCCTCAGTAGGTGATATTTTTACTTCTTTAACATATAGCGCAAATACCTTTAAATTGATGAGTAACGATACTGGTGCTACGGCTGTTGTTAATGGTTGGCCTATTTGTATTGCTGGGTATAACTCAACTGGTACGGATAATATCATCGAACTGGATGCTCCTACAGCAGATTCTTATAGATATGATTTTGTTTTCCTGGAAGTTTGGAAAAAACTTACAGGTGAAAACGATCCAATATACCCACACGGAAATGTTACCGCCACTCCTTACACTGACAATGAATTAGTTTACGATGTAGTAGGAGTAGAAACTACAAAGAGGGTACAGATACAGTATCGTATACGCACACAAAAAATTACTTCTATTTCTAATTTTAACGAAGGTTTTGACCTCACAAGTATCTACCCTATAGGGGGAAGAACTTCTGCGTATCAATTTCCTTCATATAAATTTAGGGTTAAAGGGAGCGATGATGTAGGACTTTATATTTCAGGTAGTGGGTCTTCTGCGGATCAAACTATTCTGAACACCGTGGATGGGTATGTTTATGCTATACCTATGTTTATGGTATATAGAAGAAAACAAGGTTCCTTTAATACAGGAGCTATACACTCGTCTGCTACAACCCGCCAGAGCTACCTAAGTGGGTATCGTTCTGATAGGCCCGACGGTAAGCTATTGGATGTTATTTATAAAAGCGATATAGTAGACTACAGGCATAGAATACTTGTTAATGCGTCACAGTCTAAAGACATAATGGAGAATACTTTTAAGAAGTTAGTAACTGGAGGTGTTAGCACTAACATAGGCAAAGGATTTACTAATTTTTCTGGAGGTAAAGCGATTTATTCTGGCGCATCTAAACAATTTAAGATAGAGCAGATAAATGGTGCCGGAGGAAACGATATACCTAATTTGTCATCAGGAGAAAGTAGTACATCTTATTTTAAAAGAAGTGTATACGCTAATGCAGCTATTTCTACTTCTTTTAATATAGTCTCTATACCAGTAGCGGCATCTGGTGGTTCGACCTGGAGTGCCGGGACTTTTGACCTTTCAAGCTATATACCCTCTACTTCGTTAGTTACTATTACTACTGCACAAGGCATATATGAGCCTTCTTTAGGGGAAGTTACTTTATCCTCATATAGTACATCAAACAAAGAGATTACTATTTCTGAGGGTAGCAATATTATAGGTACTTCTTCAACTATTTATTTAGAAGTAGATTTAACATACATTGCAGGCAACAATGGATTAAGGAATGTGCCGGAAAAGATATTTGAAGTTAATAAAAGTATAAAAAATCCTATCTCTGCCTCCGGAGTTCCAGTTTCATTAAGATATAATCTTACGGGTATAGCTGTTTGTTACGGTAGTAACGGTAAAGATATAAATGACGGGGAAACAGATAGTAGAGACTTTATACAGAACGCTCATAATAGTTTTACGGAAACTGTAGATTTTGGTATGGATTTACTTATACATAGGCCTATAGGAGTGGTTCCTTCTCAGTTTACTATCAATTTAACAGAAAGTAAATTGTATGGTTATTATATTCTTGGTGTTAAGAGTGTCTATGAAAATGTAGGAACTACAGCTAGTCCTGATTGGGTACTAAGAACTTTTAACCATATCAGGGATGAAGTTGCTGTTACTCCTTCTAACCCTGATGAGAAAGAAATTACAGCTTATAGGCTTAGTATAAACAGCGTAGCTAATACTGGGGCCAAGGAATTTAAGATAACTTTAGTGGTTGGGTCTAAGCCAGACTACTATAAAGTTGCCACTCAGCAAATAGTAAAAGATGAAATCAACGCCCTAAAGTTTTTTAAATTTAATAGGCAGGCTAGAGGAATTATTGATATTTTTGAAATGATTGAAGTAGTTGCCGAACGAGACGGTTCTACTGATTTTTTTATTGCTGATACTGTAGATAAGCCAATTATAAAGATAGCTACTAAAGCTACTTCTTCGAGTGACGCGGAAGGGACCTATTTAACTGGGGTGCCTTATGTGTACGATTCTTCCGGTAATGTTTTTGATAGCATAAAAGTTGCAGGGACAGCTCAAATAAATAGTATTTTACCTATATTAACTTCTGACGCCTACTCTACTCAAAAGACTCCTACCCGTATAAAGGTACAAGATACAAGCTCAAGCATAACAGGTAACTATATAAAAGTTCCTTTGTTAGTTAAAAGCTACGTATCGTCTAACGAGCAGCCGTACAACTTCAACTATGAATTTATTCCGTACCAAGGGTTATTATCCCCTACCAGTGTCGTTTCCGGGGAGTTTTTGTCAAGTACTCAAGCTAATATAAGTTCTAAGGGAAGCGGAAGAGAATCTAGTATAGTAATAGGCACGGATAGTCTTATTGGTGGAAAGGCTAAATTTATTGTCTCTTCTAGATTCGTACAGCCTATAAGTGATGGTAGTGGAGTACCAGATTGGACATCTTACCTAGACTTAGATAATTATACATATTTTATACGTATTAAAAATGACGCCACAAGTTTTAAAATAGAGAAGTTTGCTTCTGGAGTAGGTAGGACTGGGTGGGTTGTTTTGAACCAACCCTTTAGGCAAGATTTGGTCGCTCCCTCTTCTGCAGGGGATGAATACGAGATAATAAGAGAAGATGTTCCTAGTGATAACGTAAGCAACACTATTGATCGTATGCCTACTTTTTTATACGAGGACTACAAAGGAGAGTCTACTTTAATGACTGTTTCTGGAGTATCCTCTTCTTTTATTTATACTGATGCTGTTAATTACATACAGGATCCTCTTAAAGCTACGCCGGGGACTTTTGTTATAGGATCTGCCTCTAATCTTAATAACCAGACTAGTAGAGGGGTTTCTGATATTATTTTATCCTCTGATCCTAATGACTCTAATTTTCAATTGTCTTTCAAGAGACCATCTATTCAATACACAACTGTTTCGACTTCTGGAACTATATATAAAAAAGTATTTCAACCATATTTATATTTAAAGATTGATAGTAACGGGGTAACCAAGCCTTATATGGCTGTAATATCTAGTGAGTCTAAAAATGACACAGTTGAAACAAAAATTAATAATTACACGGACAAAGACACTATTGATTTGTTTGAGCTGATAGGTCGTCCTTTAATAAAATTATAAGGAGTAAAGGTGAATTCTGAGGCATCTTTTTTAGATATAATTCCGGCATCATTGCAGCATCCACAAACTTACTTAGTTTTATTTTCTGTGGTTTTTATACTTGTTTTGGTCGCCATGATGTATAAAAGAAATTTAACTATATCTATGTTTGGAAGAAACTTATTAGATGTGCAGCTGAAGGATAGTGGCTCCTTTACCCTTAGTAAGAAAAGGGCGCGAGCAGATAATAAAGAAGTTTCTACTGTGGAGGATACAAATTCTTTTAAAAAAGAATTTCCTACAGGGAATCGGGTGTCTGTTCATTCAGGCTGTCCTCATGTTAATGATTTCATTCTAATTATTACAGAGACTACTAATGTTGTATCTGTAATATCTGAGATTAAGTATAAAGGCTGCATGTCTGAGCAGATGTTTAAAGCTGACCAGCACCTTATTAGAATGAGAACTATTTTACAGAATAAGTATCGTTTTTTATTAGCGAGAAAGGCTAATGAACAGGATCAAATAAGTGGAGACAATTTAGTAGCTTATAAGTTTTATCAGGCTCTTACCCGTATAATGTTACAAGATATAAAAGATCTTATTATACGAGCGGCTCTTTTGAACAACCATCTAGCTGATTTTAAAAGCCAGGGCCAGTACAATGATTATATAGAAAAACAGTTCGAAAGCATAAAAAACGTCATAAATGATACTACTATTGAAATGTACATGGGTAACTGGGAAATTAAACAGAGCAGTGTTATGGAACTTCATAATTCTACTTTTTTAGAAATTAGATCAATAGTAGAGGATATTTTTAATGACGCTAGAGACGTAGCAATTAGGTCACAAAAGAAAATAGAAGAGATGGAAAAAAGGTTAAAACAGTTCGTTAGTAGAATAGCAGGAATAAATGGATAAGCTGTTTAATAAAGGAAGTAGACTAGGGTGGCTTAGTATAAGTCCAATTCTTGTTGTGGCTCTGTTTATGGCTCTAATAACGCAATCTTTTATAATTTATACTGATTTAGTTTCTTTGCTTCAGAAATATAAGCTAAACGAAGATTTTATTTTTGACTTTAGGTCGTTGCTAACTTTTCATTTATTTGTAGGACTTGGGATAGTAAGCCTGTTTGGTGCTCTTCTTTTTGGTATCTATTTATTTGAAAGAATAAGAAGAAGTAAACAAAATAAAGACCTTTCAAATAATTTAAAGAATTTAAGTATTGTATCTATGATAAAAGAAAAAGGTCAAAGTATTCCTAGGGAGAAGTTGTAATGAATTTAAAGATATCTGCGCAAAATGTTTTGAAAAAAAGGTATGCTGTCGAAGAAGAAGAAACTCAAGAAGAAAAGAATGAAAAGATACCGCAGCCTAGTACTTCTACAGCGGACGAGGATACATCTGTTACTCTATATTTTACGGCGGATAAAAATGATCCTATAAATTATTCTAATATTTATGAAGAAGTAAAAAAACAAGGTAATGCTTTAATAAAAAAAATTCAGAGCGGTAATTTCTTTTGGAATCATATAGTAATAAAAACTAATGATTATGGGGCGTCTCCTGTAGACCCAAAAAAGTCATATATTTTAACATCTAAATTAAGTGGAGACGGGAGTTTAATTGCCCCGGATCAAAAAATAATAAATAGTGATAATAAAGTTTTAGATAACAACAATACTGAAGACTATGATTCTGTTTTAAATAAAATAGTTTCAAAAGCCTTTAAAGATAATAAACTTTCTTTTGATTTTAATCCTGTCTTTAAAAGGAGTACTGCTCCAGAATCAGGAGATTTAGTACGTATTTTTAAAGGCCAGAGAGTCCCAGGAGAAGTTTATAATAAAAATGTTTTTGAGCAAGAATTTGGTCCTAGTCAATATCGTATGCGTTTAATAACTTCCGGGATAAGTATACCGGGGCTGTCTAATACTAGTAACATATTAATAGGTCCTATGTATAATGTACCTAATGCTCAAGCGGATAATTTTATGGGAGAAAATATAGCTTTTACAGGAGATACTACACAGATGAATAAATTAAAAGAAGCTATATCTAAAGAAGTACAAGAAAAACCAGAAGATGAATTGCAGCAAGTACAGCCTAAAGAAGAGGAAGAGACGGTTAATACACCAGTAGATGAACAGCATCCTACTTCTAAAGAAGATGTTACGAATAGATATGCAAGGGATAATAGCATTATGCAAGATTTAGTAAAACGTCAGCACAAGAGGATGAAGATAAGGCAGGCTAACTACACAACAAGTTCTCCTACTTCACCTACAGCCCCAACTTCGACTATTAACACATCGAAGAATAAGAACTCTATTCCTGTTCACGATATGAATCAAGCTGATGATAACATAAACAATGCAAATAAATTGAAGCAGCTGGGTGAAAAACAGAAAAAGATACAAGACCAAGTAAATAAACTTAATACACAAATGACCGCGACTGTTGCTTCGTCAGCATCTTTAGTGGAAAATGTTTTATCCAAATATCTGGAAAAATAGGTTAAACTCGTTTTAAAAAAGTATAAGTCCTTGCTGTTTAAGGCTTAAGTGTATTTTTATTGATATTTTACTTAAATTTTGAATTCACCAAATAGTATATTTAGATTAAGTTTAAAGAAGAGGAGTCTCTGTTGACGACTAAATATTCGGCTGTTCCGTCTAACTATGACTTTATAAAAAAGTTGAGAAAAAGTAAAAAGGCTTCTCTTAAGCCTTGTGCACTACTTCGAGACGATATCAAGCTAAGGCCCTATCAAGCTATAGGAGCCCTTCATTTCCTCCTTTTAAATAGAATGGTACTTGGTGACGGAGTAGGTTTAGGAAAAACAGTTCAGGCCATTGCAGGCTACTGCTACAGTCGAAGCAAATACCCAAAACTTAAGATGCTCGTTGCTACCCCTAAATCTGCAGTAGACCAGTGGTGCGAGGAGATAGATAAATTTACCTCTGGTGTTACTTCCCATGCCCTTAAAAATTATTATGGGATGGTTAAGGCTACGGGTGAATATGGGGACTATGATGAGTTGAAGGCCCGGCATAAAAGAGGGCAAGTAAGTAGATTAACTGGCTTTGAGGCTAGAAAAGCACAGTATGACACAGTAGATGCAGATATTCTTGTTTGTGGGTATTTCCCTATTCAACAAGATTATATTTTTCTTATTGAGAATCGCGGCGAAGAGCTCATGGTTATATTTGATGAGATTCAGGAGCTTAAAAACCGTAAGGGTATGAAACATTTAGGTGCGGACAAGATTTCAGAAAAGGCGCTTAAAGTCTATGGCTTGAGCGCCACTGTTATAAAAAACAGACTTGAGGAAGCATATAATATATACAGGGTAGTTGTACCTGGGCTGTTTGGCGGACCCCCTAAATTTGAAAAGAATTTCATGAAGTTTAAGAAGGTCCCCAGGTTTATTAAAGGTAAAACACGGTATGTAAAGACTGTGTCTGGGTACAAGAATTTAGAGAAATTCCGTAGTTTATTAGATCCATATTTCCTTCTTAGAAGAACTCGTGAAGTCGCGGATGAGCTACCAAGATTGATGTCTAAAAAAGTTATTCTTGATATGACGACTGTCCAGGAACGATTATATAAGCAAGCGCTTAACGGCGATATATATCGTAAGGAAGTAAAAAGGAAGCTTTTTGAATTTGAAGAATACATGAGTACTAATGCGGGTCCAAGTGAAAAAGACTACCAGAAGCTTGAGTTCTATAAAAAGAAGTACGATGAATCTTTGACAGAGCAAGGTTTAGCCAACAGTAAAATGGCAGCCCTTAGTTATTGCCAACTTATCTCAAACGGTCCTGAATGGATGCGTGAAGAGGGAGAAAGCTCGAAAGAGCAGGAATTCAGAAGGTTGTTCGAGCAGGAATTGTTTACGGAAAAAGTTATTGTTTTTACTAGGTTTAAGTCAGGCATTTCTCGCCTGGAGGCCATCCTTGATGACCTTAAATTAAAACACCGTAAGGTTAGCGGTGATGTATCTTCTAAGGATAGAAAAAAGGCCCGATTAGATTTTTCAGATTTAAATCAAGATATAAATGCAATTTTTATAACACAAGCTGGTTCTGCGGCTATCAATTTGCAGGCGGCAAATGTTATATTATTCTATGACACTCCTTGGTCTTACGGTGACCTTTATCAAACAATAGGTAGAGCGCAGCGTATAGGTAGTATATATGGTCACATTCATTTGATTCATATGGTCAATAGGGGTACTATAGATGAACACGTATTGAAGGTACTGTTCGAAAAAAAAGACTTAATTACCGAGGTTATGGGTGACATAGCTGAGGGCTCACTAGAGTTCACAAAAGCCGATGAACTCGTGTTTAAAGATGATGAGAGCTCGATTGACGCTCTATTTGAAACTGTATTTAAAAATTAGGCTTTATAAAAAGAGGTCTTGTATGAGTTATCGAGGGGAAAGCCCTTGTCCTTATTGTAAGGACAGTTCGTTTTTACATATTCAGGGTAAACCTGATAGAGAAAAAGGTAAACTAGGGGAGTCCATCATTCCTTGCTGCTGCACAAACGCAGCCCTAATAAACAAGAAGTTTCCTACTCTTTTTACTGTAGCTGACCCTCCCGCCAAAGAATTTATAAGTATCGCAAAAAGATTCACCGAAATAAAAGAGGACAAACGTAGCATTAAGAATTGCCTGTTTTTCGGCCCCGAAAAAAGATTTTTTTACGTCTTTAAGTCTCTTATGCTCTTCTACTGGAATAATGTAACAGCTTTTGAGTTATTAGACGGAATACAAATAGTGCATAACTATTTTGTAGGTAAGGATGAAAAGACTTTATATGACCTACAGAATTTTAAATTACTTGGTATTTGTTTCATAAGTGTTGCTAAAAATAACGCGATGGATACAACTATCCTTGATGTCGTTAAAAATAGAATAAGAGTAAATAGAGCTACCTGGATATACGCCCCGGATATAAATTCTCTTCAACAGAGTAAAGAATACAGTGATGGACTAGGAGAGGTACTAAAGGATCATTTTAAGAAGTATGATTTAAGCAAGAACTTTGCTTACCCCGGCTTCGGTAGTACAGAAGAGTTATCGGTTAATAGAAAACGTAGCGCCCAAATAAATAATGCGAATATTTAACGGAGATATAGATGTTTAATTTAGCGACAGTTTTTCGTTCTTTAGTAGATATTAGAAATGCACAAGGTAAGCCTACTATTACTCAGCAAGACCTTGTTAAAAATTTTAGGTCTTTGCAGCAGATAAATCTTAAAGAACCAGAGGATCCTGCATATAAGAAACTTTATCATTTTATTCTAGATTTTCTTAAAAGTTGTGATGGAGGAGATGGGCCTGAGCTCCCAAGCCTGGAATACCTAAAGGATTATTTTGAGGGTACTGAGGGCAATGAAGCAGTACTTGCCTCATTGTCTGATATCGCACAGCAACGACCATATGTTGGTCAGAGTTTTAGACAGGTTATAAAGGAGTATAAAGAAGAGCAAGACATATCTTCTATGGAGCGTATTCTTACTAATACACTGCAAGTATCAACTACAGGTATGTCCATAAATAAGCGCAATCTTAAAGGGATCATGGACGGCATAAGTTATTTTGCAAGCGAGACGAAAGAGCTTCAGCAGCAAATAACAAACATTAAACTTGAATCTCAAATAAATAGTGCAGAAGATGCAGACGAGGCTATTAAAGAGTATGAAGAAGTAAAGCATAATCCTGCGGACGTGCTTGGTATCTTTACCGGTATAGAAAAAATAGATTCATCTTTAAAAGGTTTAAAGAATCATGAACTTATGATTGCTGCTGCGTATACAGGGCATTGTAAAACTACTTTTTGTCTAAATATGGCATACCGTGCTCTTTACTCAGGATTTAACACAGCGTTCGTAACCCTTGAAATGTCTATGCCTGAGATTCGTAGAGCTATGTATGTCCTGCACTCTTGTCATCCTTTATTTCGAGAAAAACATCCAGAATATGCTAAATACGTAGGTAAAATTAATTACAATGATGTTGTATACGGTAACCTCACAGATGAAGAATACGAGTACTACAAACTTGTAGTTAAAGACTTCAGGGAAAATAATCCCTACGGTAAATTTTTTGCGTGGCAACCAGATAAGGCTGTAACTACTGTATCTGATATAGAACTGAAACTTAGTCAGTATCAGTATGAGCTACAGAATGATAGAGAAGATTTACAGTTTGTTATCATTGACTACATCAGTTTGCTTGGAGTAGACCGTAACGAGAAAAGTAACGACTATAACCAGAATCTCAACACTGTTATTAAGAGGCTTAAAAGGCTTTGTCTGACCTTTAATAACGGTAAAGGGATAAGAATGCTTTCTCCTTTTCAGACTAATCGTGATGGATATAGGAAAGCAAAAGAAAATGATGGCATGTACGATTCTACGGCGCTATCAAATGCTCACGAAGCCGAGCGTTCAGCTGATGTTATCATATCTATCTTTGCTGGAGAAAGTGAAAGAAAAAGCGGAATGCTTAAAATATGTAATTTGAAGAACAGAAGGGACAGACTATTTGAAGCACTCAACGCCTGTATAAATTTTAAAACTAAATGTATATATGATTACGCTGGTGACGACAGTGATATTGACATGATGGATAACATGATAAGTATTTATGATCTTGATAGCTAATGAAAGATTTAACGAAACTTAAAGATAAGATACGTGAGTATATAAACTTGGCTACTGTTCTAAAGGAAGATGGAGTCCTTGTCTCCGACTTTTCAGAAGAGCAGATATCGTGCCCTTTTCATGGTAGAGACTTGAAGAAAAGTGCCCGGTTTTACAAAGCTACTGATTCTATGTACTGTTGGACATGTAAAGAGCGCTGGGATTTATTTTCCTATATTATTAAAAGAGATGGATCAAATTTTAGGGAAGTATTAGATAGGCTAGTACGTAAGTATCACGTAAATATATCTGATGTACCAGATGCGGTAGAGGGTGCGAAACAAAAAAGGATAAAAGCTAAGCATGTTAAATATGACACAAAGAAGCTATACCTTGAAAAGTTACACAATATAATAACTGATATAAGGAACGAAATACCTCAGGAGAAGTACGTAAGATTAGTTTTTGCTTATATGTTGTTAAAGTACTCCACGGACGAAGATAAATTTGAAGAATCTATTATTAAGATAAGAGATGCCGTGATTAGATTAAAGAAAGGTGCTGTTAATGGGTGATATTGCCACCGGAATGCTAGATGTTTTTACTGAGGATGCCGTCAAGGAATTATTAGACCTTCGCCCTTGGATGCAAGATAAAACTTTTTTACTTCTTACAAAACCTACAGAGGTAGAAGAATATATAGACCGTCTTATCGAAAAAGGTATTTGCGGGCTTGACTTAGAGACCACGAGTCTTAATACACGTAGGAAAAAAAATGGGGGAGTATATGCAAAAATAGTTGGAGTCTGTTTGGCTATATCTCCTAACGAAGGAGTATACATACCAGTATCCCATGAGGATAAAGAGTATAATGTGCCATATAAATTTATGGTACAGCAACTAAAAAGACTAACAGCTAATTGTATTTGTGTCTATCATAATTTTAAATACGATGGAGAAGTATTAAGGAATCATGGCATCATTATTGAGGATGAAGACTTATATGAAGATACTTATCTTATGGCTGCTATTCAGGATGCCTCCCGTAAAGATAAAGGATTAAAATGGCTTTCAGAGCATATTTTAAAACGTCCCATGATAGAAATTTCTGAGCTCGGGGTTACCGGTTCTAAAAAGAAGGTAGTTGCGTTTGACATGGTTCCTCCTCAGACCGCTGTATACTATGGTGCTAGTGATGCCATGAATACGCTGGGGTTATACCTGGTATTTAAGAAAAGTATCGACCAACAAGATCCTGACGGTAAGCAAGGTCCTTGGTATATCTATAAGATTGAAAAGCGTTGTCTTTTCGTTACAATGGAGATGGAGCGCAACCATGTTTTGATAGACCGCGAGTATCTTCTTAAAATAAAAGAAGATGTCCAAAGTCGTATGAAAAATATATTAAAAGATGTACACGCTATAGCAGGGCGTGAGTTTGATATAAATAGTCCTAAACAGCTCGGTACACTGCTTTTTGACGAGCTTAAGATTCGTTATCCTCTTAAAGAAAAGAGCGCAAGCGGTCAGTATAAGACTGATGAAAAAACTCTTGTGTTGATAGAACAAGAAGCTCCTATCGTAAAAAAGATTTTATCTTATCGCGGATACACTAAACTTCTCGGCACGTACATAGAAAATTTCTTAAATAATGTTGACGAGGATAATTACGCAAAGTTCCAACTCAATCAGGTACGAGCGGATACAGGACGTTTTTCTGCTAGTGGTGGTAGGGGTATAAAAGTAGATGGGTGTTGTGGAGTCAACTGCCAAAACATACCTACCTATAATAAGAATGACCCGGATTCTATAGATATGCGTAGAGCAGTAATAGCCCGCCCTGGATATAAGATATTTACCATTGACTATAGTGGTGAAGAACTTCGTATCGCAGCTAACATGTCTAGGGAGCCTAAATGGATCCAGGAGTTTAATCACGGCTCTGCAGATCTGCATACTATTACTGGTAAGATTATCCACGGCAAAGAAGAAATTAATAAGCAGGAACGTGGGTTAGGTAAGTGCGTAGCTAAAGGTACTAGGATAGCAACACAAAGAGGGTGGATACCTGTAGAAGAGCTTACACTTAAAGACAAAGTAATTACTCATACCGGTAAGCTTAAAAAGATAGAAGCTATACATGATATGGGAGTAAAAAAAGCGGTAACAATAATATCCTCTTCTGGCCATAAAATAAAATGTGGATACAACCATAGATTCCTCACTCCAGCAGGAGAGTGGGTAAGAGCAGAGGATTTAAAACTAGGGCAAGAAATACTCTCAAGTTCTTGTAAGTTAATTAACCCAAAGGTTTCTCCTGATATTCATTTTAATTTCTGGGCAAAAGGAAAAGATAACAACATTAGCGATAGTTTACCTTACATTAAGCCTAATTATCAGTGGGGAAAGCTATTAGGGTATCTTTTAGGAGATGGGCATATACACAGGTACCATGCCGGTATTATTTGCTCTGAAAAATACTCCGACGTAAAAGAAGATATTATTAGAACTGCTGAGGGCCTAGGATTACCTTGTAGCGCAAAGTTACGTAAAAGAAAAGACAAGCCAGAAAGTTACCAGGCTTTATGGGAAATTAATGTAGGGTCTACTGTTTTTTCTAGATTTTGTGAAAGAATAGGATTTTCAGGCAGGCATAAAAAGATTTTTAAAGTACCTGATTGGATTTTAAGGTCAACTAAAGATGTATCTAGAGGGTTTTTACAAGCTCTTTTTGAGACGGATGGCACAGTTGATAAGTCCGGTACCGTTTCTATATGTACCAAAGACATAGACTTGGCTAGAGACGTAGTTTTGTTGCTGGCTCAATTTGACGTAAAATCTTATATATATGAAAAACTTTCCAAAAGATACGACAGGGTTTATTACCAGGTTCAATTTGGTAGAGCAGGTGCCGAGGAATTTTATAAGAATATAGGTTTTATTAGTAATATAAAGAAAGCTAAACTACAGGCACTAATAGATAAACCAAAGGCCGCAAAAACTCTTAAGGGTCAAGAATGGGTAACTAAGGTAAAAGGAAAAGAGTTTCATGATTCAGTAGAGTTAATGGACCTTACTATAAAAGGAGACCACACCTATGTTGCGGAGGGCTTAGTAACTCACAATACACTTAACTTCCACACAATTTATGGTGGGGGTGCGGGAGGATTTGCTGTACGTGCTAAACTTTCTGTAGACATCGCGAAGAAGATGCTATTTAACTTTTTTAAAAAATATGATGTATTAGCGAAGTGGTTAGTAGATGAAGCTAAAAGAGCTAAGAAAAGAGGGTATAGTAAAACCGCTTTTGGTCGTCGGCGTCCTCTTACTGAGTTTTACAGAAGTAGTGATCGTCAGATTATGGCTCGTGGTGACCGTTGCGCAATCAACAGCTGCATTCAGGGTGGAGGGGCGGATATTATTAAGATAGCTTTGTACCGTGTATGGAAATGGATACATAGCAACGGTTTTGGTGACGATCAAATCCGTATCTTAATGCCTGTGCATGATGAAATTGTATATGAAGTAAAAGAAGACATGCTTGGTTATTTTATAGAAAATATATCTGAAATAATGAAGCTAAGAGAGTTTACTGAACGTTTAAAATGGCCCGTAGGTTTAGAGGTTGATGCTGAGTACGGCGACAGCTTCTCTATTACAAACGATTATTTTAAAGAAAAAGCACAGCTAGAAAAAGAAGCTAATGCAGAGGGCTCAGCACTGCCTGATATTAAAAATGAGTTTAATTCTACAGAACATTCTTCTGAAGAAGAGCCAGGGGCTGAAATAGAACCTGAGATAGAAAAACCCGAAGAAAAGGAGGTTCCGGAAGAAAAAGAAGAAGAGCCAGATATTAAGAGAAAGGACACTCAAACGGAGCAAGAAGGGCACTCAAATCAGTCGCATGAGATTCAGAAGCATAGTTTTATTTCAGAGAGTAACGGCACAGACCCGTACATAAATTTTACTGTTACTTTTTCTGAGACTAAAAATGATAAAGTAGTGCAGTCTAAAGATAAAGATGTAGAAGTGGACGAAAAAGCCCTAGCAGACGACAGGCTAAAAAACTACTTAGATGATTTGGGCTTTTACGTATATGAAATAAAATCTATTGTTCCTATGGTATCAAACCATTTGAAGAATATAATAGACATGCTAAATGAGTACGACAGCCAGTTGATAGGCCCTAAATGTCGGATAAAGCTTGTCGCTCCGGACGGGAGTGTGCTGCATAAAGTTTATAATAAAGTCTCTGTTGATGCTTTTCAGTCCTTGTGCCTTTGGTATAATATTTAATCCAAATTTCGGAGGTTACTAATGGTTGTAGTTCGCTCGGTTGAAGATTTTGCAAGAAAGAATGAAGGTGATTTACGTCGTCTTATGAACTATAAGACAGGTATATTCGATAAAGATCTAGTAGATGAATCTATACAGGACTTCTACGTAAAACTTATAGAGACTAGAGCTCTTGAAATTTATGATGAAGAAGCCGGTACTTTCAAGACTTACATCACTAATCTTTTTTTCTGGACCCTACCTAAGTCTAGGAGAGATAATTTTAGGGTTAATTTTGATGTTTTTTCATCGGTTACTGTTGCGGGCTGTAATAGCACTCAAAAGAACGTAGATGTGTGGGATTTTATTAGTAGTAAGAGCACACATACCGTAGACTTTGAGCCAAAGAAACGTGTGTCTAAAAAAACTGAAGAAGATGAAGAGCGTAGCACGGCAGATAAAACCTCTTCAGTAAGTTTTAAGGTAGACTGCAGGTTTAGTTGCCCTGCTATTGATTCTGCGAAAGAGGCTGAGTTTAACAGAGAATTGGAAGAGTTTAAACGCTACATTAAACGTACTGAGCCAAAGAATAAAGCAGAAAGAATGGTAATGTATATAGACAGGAAGAGAGAAGGATGCCTTGGCACTGACATAGCAAGTATGCTTAGTTTGTCTACCGCTATGATTCGTTTGATTAAAAACGAGTTGAAAGAAAAGTATCGCGAGTGGAAAAGTTACCATGATTAAAAAAAAGACAAGGGAAGATGTAATAGTTGAAATAAACAGAGTAAAAAAGGATCTTAAGATTTATAGGACTAATCCTGAAAGTTTGCCAGATTCATTTTCTTATCCTAAAGCTCTCAAAATGTTACAGTTTTTAAGGAACTCTCTTGTGCGCAGAAAAAAATAGTTGTATTTATAACACATAAAATAGGAGATAAAAATGAAACTTACATTCTTAGGTAGCGGGTCAGCTTTTTCTACAGAAAACTTTCAAAGTAATATGCTTATTGATTCAGCGAGAAGAGTATGAAGTGGGGAGCTAGGTCTATACCAGAACTAGAGTGTAAGCTCGTTCAGTCTATTCACGTAGTTGCGGACTGTACTAT